ACTCAGGCGGCGGGCGTTAGCGTTCTATTGCCGCGCGCGAGGGATTTGCGCGGTGGATAGAGTCCGATTCCCCCCCCCATTTTGAAGCCGGATTTTCTGTCGAAAATGATCGGCGGTTTGGTGCTGGCGCTGATTGATGCTTTGTGGGCATCGCGAGGCGGTGCTGGCTGATAATCGCGTCTACGGCGCAAGCTGTGTTGCCGCTTGATTCCCCTGGTCGGCGTTGGCGGTGCGCGCTGTCCGGTCCTGTATTCCGGCATATTTTGGGTGGGGCGATGGGCGCGCTATTTTGGGGCCTGCGTGGTGCGCCGCTAAGGCGGCGCGAGATATTTTCTGGCGATCTGGCGGCCTTGCTCTGAATTTGGATCGATGCGCTTGTATGGCTGGCCAGCTTTGCTTTGTGCTGGGGCGCTGGGTTCGGGCGGCGTCAATTTGGCTGGTGTGAGCCAAAGCAGATTGCGTTCGACGGTTTTGCGCTTGGCGCGCTTGTTAAGGATTTCGATTTTATCGGCGACTAGGGCTTTGCCGTTTTTGACGGCTTTTTGCCACACGCGCAATTCGCGCTTGGTTTTACGCTCGGCCGCGCGCCGCGCTCTGTCCCTTTTGGACCATTTGAATTTGGTCTCGGGTTTGCCCATGGATCGAAAGCTACGCCCAGCGCCTACATTTTGCAAAGACGTTTTTCTGTGCATAAGGTATAGGGATCGCGGCGCGCGGATTTGTGAGGCTTCGTGCGGGAACTTGAGAAACCTAACCTTGGCGGCAATCCCGATGCGCTCGTTGTGTCGATGCAGCAAGCGAAGCTGCTCGATTTGGCCCATGCGCGCCGGTTGATGCGGGAATATCCGAATACGGGCTGCGGCCGGTTGGCGCGAGCGCTGGCCTGCGGCAATCGCACGGCGGATGCGATCTTGAAGGGAATTCACTGGCAGCAAGACCCGGTGAAGGTTGGGATTTTCAATCGGCTGAATGATTGCAGGATTCCGGTCGAGACTGGCGAGCCGGACGAAGCGGATTTGCTGCGCTTTGGTCTGAACGAAGAAGAACGGCTTGAAGCCATCGCGAAGTTGCGCCGCCAGCAAAGAAACAAGGCTGGCCGCCGCATGGCGGTTGAAGCGACGAAGGACAAAAAGGGCGTCGCCATGATCGAAGCGCGCCAAGCGATCTTGAAGCGCAGCAAGCCGCCGATGAAATTGGATACGGGCTATTTTCAGGCGCAGGTCGATGAAACGATTTGGCGCATTCTGCGCGAGCTGGACGATGTAAAGGTCGCGCAGATGAACGGGCGCGAGCTGGCGGCGGCGGCGAGCACATTGCTTGAGAAGCGCGCGCTGCTTCGCGGCGAGCCGACCCAGATCGTGCGTAATGAAAATCGCGGCTCATTGGAAGCGGTGGGCGCGTTGCTGCTGGCGGAAATGGCGCGGCGCGGCCGGAAATTGCCAACGTTGATCGACGCGGCGAGGGAACCTGCATGATCTCGGGCTATATCGGCTGTCCAAAATGCGGCACCTGCTTGTTCGCCATCGAAGCGAAGGAAACGCAGGGCGATCCGCCGTCTGTTCATACCGGCGTATTCGAGCATGTTTTATCGCAGGTCGCCGATCCGCCAGCCGATCCGCCGCCCAGCCAATCGGTGTGCGCGGTTTGCGAAGGCGCGCTTGAGCGCGTTCCGCCGCCAGAGGAAGCGAGGCCAAAGTGAAAATCACACGCGATCCCGGCCGGATGTTCTCAATCGTGACGGCGCTGGATCGGACGCTGAACGCGATGGGCGACGGCCCCACCGGTTTTGTGCTCGTGGTTTTCCCAGCCCCGGAAGCGGAAACGGCGCAGCAAGCGCCGTGTACGGTGCTTTCCAATTTGGAAGGCGGCTCGCTCTCGATCATCGATATTCTGGGCCAAGTGCACAAGCAATTGCAGAGTGATATTCCGGTGGCGGGGCACGCCTGATGCCAGGGATCGTCGCTGTCAATTTGGAAAAGGGTCTCGCCTTCCTTGACGACGGTACGGCTGTGCCGGTTACCAATATGTTCGACAGTGATGGTCAGGATACGGACGATTTCACGGAATCGGCCTCGTTCGTCGCTGGGCCTGGGCCGGGCGGGCAATGGTGGACAGAGCGTACATCTGACTATCGCTGGGGCGCGGCGGTGGTGAACTGATGGGCGTCAACGTCGAGCGCTTGCTGAAGCTGGACGCGCGGTCATTTCAGTTTATGACCGAAGTCGAAATGGCCGATGTTGCGCGCAATTTGCTTGAGCTTCAGGAAGAAGATCGCAAGTTCAATCAACTGCTGTTTTACAAACCGGCGAGCGAGCGCGCGGCGGCTGTGCATCGCAGTCAGGCGCGCATTATTGGTGTTGGCGGCGGCAACGGTTCTGGAAAGAGCGAAGTCGTATTAGCGGAAATTGCGGCGCTGGCAACCGGTGTTTTGCCGCCCGCTTTCAAGGACGATTTCAAGCGGAAATTTCGCGGCCCGGTCTCTTGCCGCATCGTAGTGGAATCGCTGACCACGGTCCTTGAGCAAGTAATTTTCCCCAAGTTGCAATACTGGAAATGGACCGGCGTCGGCGATCCCGGTACTGATAAAGGCCATTGGGGGTGGATTCCTAAAATGTGCCTTATAGATGGCAATTGGGATAAGAGTTGGAAAGAGAAAACGCGCACATTGCGCGTGCTGTGTCGCGATCCCGACGATTTCGACCGCGTGCTTGGCGAGAGCACATTTCAGTTCAACTCGCACGATCAGGACCCGAGCGATTTTGCGTCGGGCGATTTCCACCATGTCATGCTGGACGAACCGCCGCGCCTCGCGATATGGCGGGAAAACGAAGCTAGAACTATGAGGGTCAAAGGGCGTCTCTATTTGGCGATGACATGGCCCGACGATCCGCAGATTCCGGTGGACTGGATTCATGATGAGATTTACGACAAGGGCTCACCTGGACCGCATAAGAACCCAAACATTGACTGGTTCGAATTATGGACCACGGACAACAAGAACCTCGACCTCGATTCGGTCGCGAAGCAAATGGAAGAATGGTCGGACGAAACCAAGCGCGTCCGCATTTACGGCCAGCCGATCCGCTTCAGTAATCGTATCCATCCGCTATTTACCGACGTGCCGCTCTATTGGTCCTTCCCGGCCGGGCGCGTCGTGGTGCCCGACGTTGCGGGCAACTGTCCTGATACGGGTTCATCCGATGTCGTCTCTTTCGTCCACGTTGACGATATCCAGCCGTCGCGCAATTGGCCGACGATCTTCCTAATCGATCCTCATCCGCGCAAGCCGCACGCTTTCATGTGGGTTCAAATCGATCCCAACGACGATCTCTGCGTCGTGTGGGAAGATGAACTCGACGCCGATCCCGTCGATTTGCGCGACCATATCTTTCACATCGAAGAAAGCGCCGGGATGCGGATTGCGGATCGGCTGATAGACCCGAACATGGGCCGGGCACCGGCCAGCGCGATCCGGGGCATTACATGGCAAGATGAATTCGATAACGCCGGGATCAATTGCGCGCTCGCCGATGATTCCGATGTCGGGCGCGGCCGGGTGAACGAATACCTCAGGCCCGACGATCACACCTTGCGCCCGCGCTTGCGCATTTCTTCGCGCTGCCAGCGCACGATTTTCCAGATGAAACGCTATGTCTGGGACAATTACCGCCGCGCTGACGAACGCGACATCAAGCAGGTCCCCAAGCGCAAGAACGATGATTTCCCGACCCTGCTTAAATATCTGATGAATACAAATCCGAGCTTCAATTTGTTGCAGCGTGGCGCTCCCGTCATCCATTACGGGCGCGGCACCGCGAGGAAACGGGCATGAGGATTATCCCTCGTTGGCATGAGCCGTACGAACCGCCTGCTAAGAAGTTTGTCGCTGATGTGCGCGCCCATCACAACATGGTCGCGCTTATCCGTGGAATGCCGAAAAATTGCGTCGCTATCACGTTGCGCCCAAACGGCGCAATCAGTACAGCGAACGCCGAGCGGGCCGCACGCCGCAGAGGTATACGGATTATTTGGTTGGCGCGATTGAGCGAGAGGGCGCGATAAAATGGCCTACACCGATTCCGCCGTCACCAAAATACCGCCGCCGCGAAGGCGCAAACGCAATTCGATCAGCGCGAACGAGTCCGAAGAAATCGCCAAGCGCGTTACGAAATTCTGGGACGACGAATGGATCAACCGCCACGGCTCGCGCGAGGCGCGCAAGCAGCGCTATGCCAAATATCGCCTATGGTCTGAGGGCACGGATTGGCCGTGGGACGATGCGGCCGATATCGCCATCCCCGACATGCTTCAAGATTCGCTGCGCGTTCAAGATACGCTCGTAAACGCGGTCATGTCGCAAAGGCCGCCCGTCGTGGCGAAGTCCAATCATAAGGACGGCGAGATCAAGCAACCGACCATCGACCAATTGCTGAATTTTCAGTTCTTCGTGGAAAACATGGGCGAGCTGACCGTTGGCGAAATGGCGGAAGCCTTCGTGAACGATCCGGTCTGTACGGTGTACACGCCATGGGTGCGCGAGAAGCGCAAAGTCGGCACGGTTTTAATCTTCGATGAAATACCGCCCGATGAAGAAGCCGCAGCTTACTTTTTCAAGATCGTGCGCAATGAATTCCCGGCCGCGCGATCCATCGATGCGAAGGCTGGCGGCTGGGATTGGACCGTCATCGATGCCAAGGGCAAGGAAAAGACCGTCTGTTTTTACACCGATCCCGCCGAACAGGTGGAAATGGTCGTAGAAGAAGACGCCATCGTTTTCGACGGCCCGCGCCCGTTTGTGAAGGATTACGATGATGTGGCCTATCCCGGCCGCTCGGCCAATCTGCAAATGCCGAGCCCATCGAATCCGAACGGCGCACCCTATGTGATCCTGCGCGACAAGCCGACGCTCGCCGAGCTGAAGCGCCTCAAGAAATCCGGCTTCTACGATCTTCCGTCTAAACATGAAATGGATCGGCTGGCGAACGTCGCGGGCACCGAAACGGCAAACCCGAAGGAAGAATCGCAGCAACAGAAAGACGATCTCGCGGGCACATCGGCCGCCGCGACCAAGCCGCTCGACACGGCGCACAAGCGGCTTACGCGGCTGGTCTGCTTCGATACCTATGACATCGACGGCGACGGTATTGAAGAAGACGTTGTTTTCTGGGTTATTTACGAGACCAAAACCTTGCTCAAGGTGCGCCTCTTGTCGGACCTCTATCCCGGCAACCCGCCGCGCCGCCCACTCGACGGCGCTTCCTTCCTTCCGGTCGGCGGCCGATACGACGGCATGAGCCTGCTCGAAACCATGGAATCGATGCACGACGCGGTGAAAATCCTCGCGGATCAATCGCTTAACGCAAATGACTTGGCTATTTGCTCGCCCGGCTTTTATCGGCCTGCGGGCGGCATGAACCCCGAAGTCTTAAAAATCTCACCGTTCACACTTTCGCCTCTGCAAAATCCGCAACAGGATGTAACCTTTCCGCCCATCGGCAATCCGCAGGGCGTGGCGGCTGCGATGAATCTCATTTCGATTTTCGGCATGTGGCAAGACAAGCTGACGATGGTGACCGATCACAGCTTCGGGCAAGTCGCGCCGGGCAGCTCATCGGCGCTGCGCACCACCGGCAACATGGCGCTCGTATCGGGACAGAACGAGGCGCGGCCGGAACGCATTCTGCGCCGCTTCTTCCTGATGCTGACCGGCGTTTGGACTCAAATGCACCGGCTCAATCAATCGTTTCTGCCGAAGGGAAAGCAGTTCCGCATCGCAGGCGTGACGCTGCCGGGTTCCGATCCATATATAAAGGTGCAAGATAGCGCCGCGATCTCGGGCACCTTCCAATTTACCTTCGATGCGAACGTGCTCAACACGTCGAAAGCCTCGCTGCAATCAGCGCTTCAGCAAATCATGGGCGCGCTGTTGACGCCGCTGTTCGTGCAGGCGGGCGTCGTCAAGCCGGATAATATGTACCGGATGGCGCTCGATTACGGCCGGGCCTTCGGGCAGGACATTTCGGCCTATATCTCGACCGCCACACCACAAGCCGACATGCCGCGCATCCTGGCCGAGCAAGCCATCCTGCAAATTATGAATACGCAAATGCCGTTCGGGCTCCCGGCCGAAGCTGGCGGCGTGCAAGAGCATATCGAAAAGATGACGGAATTCGCCAAGTCCGACGAATTCGGCCATTTGCAGCCGGGACAATTGCCGATCTTCAAAACCTACATGCAGCATTTGGGCGTTCTGGCGCAGCAAGAACAACAGCAGCAGCAATTGCAACAGAACGCCGCACAGTTCCAGCAACAGCGAAGCGCTGGGGGAAATGCTGGAAAGCCGGGCGGCGGTGCTCCCCCATCAATTCCGCCGTCCGGCCCACCGCAGCAGCCGCCGCAAATCAGCGGGCCGGGCGAGCTGATGAATGAAAGCCTGCCGGGCGCGGGCGGGGGCGCGAACCAATGAACTACGACAAGGAAGATTTCGACCGCGATAAGAAGCTGCGCGACGCCACGCCTAGGGAAGCCCGGCAAAATCTCACCATGATTCAGCAAGCCGGGCTATCGGCGGAAATGCTGACCGGCGATCCGCATTGGGACAAATATCTCTCTTATTTGCAGGCGGCGTTGAACAGCAATCGCGCGGCGCGTGACTCTTATATGAACGATCTCGCGAATCCGACGCTGGTAAATAATGAAGAAGTCGCCAAACGCCGCATCGCCGTCATGCGGCTGAACGAGCGCATTGAAGTGCTGAATTTCGCCATTACGCTTCCCGGCCATTTGATCCGGCTCGGCGCGGCGGCCGACGTAAAGCTGAAGGCGCTTCCCGAAATCGAGATAGGGCAAAACGATGGAACGGCTGACCGCCTATGAAGAAAAAATCGAAGCGCAAGCCACGCAAGACCTATGCGACGCGCTGGTTCGCGCATGGGGCGGCGTGATGAAGGCGCACGGCGAAGACCCGCACGGCGTTGTTGTAATGGCGGCTGGATTTTCCTTGGCGATCAAGGCAATCGAGAAAGAATTTCCAGCCTTCGGGGCAATCGTCCGCGAGCTGATGAAGAAGGACGCGCCGCCATGAATTTGTCAGAGCCGGTAATCATCGTGCGGGGGGTAGCATGGCAATTGTGCCCCACTGTATTCGAGCGCCTGCGAAAGATGGCGCTTGACAAATTTGAAGGAACCGTGGAACTGAATATGGTGCACGGACAGATACGCAGCTTTATCATCAGAGAGCGCATCGAAATTCCGAGGCACGAAATACTGTAAGACGACGGACATCGGACAATCCGACCCCGCACGGCGAAGGCCGCAGCGGGGTTTTTTGCGTTTGGGGAACACATGCCTTCGGTTCCAGACAAAAAGGGCGTCGCTGAAGCTGATCCCAACAATCCAGAGGGTGAAGGTTCGCCGGGTGCCGCCGACCCTGTTGAAATCGAAGGGCTGAAGGCCGCGCTAAAAGCCGAGCGCGAGAAACGGCAGGGCCTCGCAACGCAGCTCGCGCGCGTTGAAGGAACTGTTGAAGGTTTGAAAAGCGGCCAACAGCCCAAACCCGACGCGCCCGCGCGCGTCTACACGCGCGCCGAGCTGCGCGCGATGGTGACGGCCGGGCAAATCACCGAAGATCAAATGGATTCCCAGCTCGAAATGCAGCTTGAGGCAAAGCTTGCGGCCCGCGTCGATTCCACGACCAGCGCCGCCGCCGTCCAAGCGCAGGCCGCCGCCACGGTCGAAACGCAAATGGCGGCGTACATCGACGCGCATCCCGACCTTCTGGACACCGAAAGCGATCTTCGCGCCAAGGTGCAGGAAGAATTCGATTACCTCGTGGGCGTTTGCAAAGACGATCCCAAGGACAAACGCACCGAACTGAAAGCTATCCGCTCTGCGGTTGGCGCGCTCGCGCCCAAGGGGCGGAAGAAAGAGCCCGAACCCAGCGAAGAAACGGGCGGTTCCGATGGCGCGCCCGCCAAGGGCGGGGCTGATGACGGATGGGCCAAGGGGCTTACGGCCGCGCAAAAGGCGCATTACCAAAAGAAGATCAATCAGAACATTTACAAGGGAACGAGCGACAAGAATCTGCTCGCCGAAGTCGCCATCGCGCGACGGCAGCGCGAACAGAAAGCCGTCCACTGATGCCCGCGCTGCATCTTAAGCCCTGGACCGAGGAACGCCTCACGGAAGCATCCGAGCATACCGGGCGCAAGTCCGGTCAATCGGCCGGTGCCTATGTGCTCGATCTCGCCGCGCTGCAAAAGGCGATTCTGCTTTGCGATGGCTGCGTCCCGAAATTCGACGCGCGGCGCGCGGGCTACATCAACGATCCTGACTTACCGCTGGTTTCCGGCGCTTGCGATGGCTGCAAAGTGACCGACCGCAACCGACGCCTATTCGTCCATTACCGCAACGTGCCGCGATGATAGGAGCGACCCGATGAAGTTTGCCTATGATCTTGGCGGCGCAGCGCCGCATATGAAGCGCTTCCAGATCAACGCTTCGTTGCTCACGCCGGGCGTGCCGGTGCTTAAGGGCGGTGCCAACACCACCGGCATTGTCGCTTGCACGACGGTTGCAGCGGTCGGCGTGGTCGGCGTCACGGTTGACGCGGCGGCGCTTGTCACCGCGCAGCAGGTGGACAATTCCGATCCAGAGCGCACGGTCGGCGTCATCATCAATCCATCCGGGGTTTACCGCGCCAAGCTTTCGGGCGGCGCGGCCGAAAATACCGCGCTGACGCGCACGCCGGTTTCGACGCTTTCGGCCGATGGTCTCACGATCACCACGGCGACCGATTGGTCATCGCCGCAATCCGATGAAGGCGTGGTTTACGGCTATGACGGCGCAAACGCTGGCAAGGGCCGCAAGATCATTTCGACATCGATCACGGCGGCCGTGGTTGGCGTCGCCTTCCCCTACGATACGGTCGTGGGAAATAATTTCCTGCGCATCCCATTTTGCGCCGCGCCTTACGGCTACGAGTCGCATTTTGTCCAGCTCACGACGCTGTTGACGCAGATCGATGCGAGCGTGGCGGTGAACACCACGAACGTCAATTTCCGCGTGGTCGAATTGGAACTGCGCGATTTCGGCGGCGATGGCGCGACCAAAAGCAACGCACTGATTATCGCGAACGGCTCGGTTTGGTCTGCCGGTCTCGTGGTCTAGGAGGAAGCGATGCCAGTTCCCAGCACATCCGGCAATTTCGGCGATCTCTTAGACCCGCGCTTTCAGCGGATTTGGGAAGAACAGGTTAGCCGCGAGCAAGACACCGATATGATTCCGACGCTGTACGGTTCGCCCGGCGACAATGGGCGGCCTGATATGCGTTGGTCCAGCGTCGGGGCCTTCGGCGATTTCGCGCCTTTCACCGGCAACGTGACCTATGACGACATGGCGCAAGGCTATGACGTTATTCAAACGCACATTGAATTCGCGTCAGGCTTTCAAGTCGAGCGCAAGCTGTACGATGACGATCAATACAACATCATGGACAAGCGCCCGGCCGGTCTAGCGACCGCAGCGATGCGGACCCGCCAGAAGCACGCGGCGCGAATCTTCAACAATATGGCATCGGTCGATACGCTGTTTTCGGTCAATTCCGAAGGCGTCCCGCTGTGCTCGACCGGGCACCTTACCAACGCTGACGGCGTGGACACGTCCACCGGTTTCAACAATCTCTCGACCACGGCGCTATCGGCGACCTCGCTTGCGGCGGCCCGAATTAAATTCCGCAATTTCCGCGATGATCGCGGCAACCGCTACAATTCGATCCCCGACGAAATCATCATTCCGCCCGATCTCTACGACGTGGCTTTTGAAATCATAAAGTCGGCGGGCAAGCCGGACACGCCGAACAATAATCGCAACGTCCATGAAGGCGTCTATACGGTCATCGAATGGAACTATCTCACCGATACGAACAATTGGTTCTTGGACGATTCCACGCAGCGCAAACAGCATTTGCATTGGGTTGATCGCGTAGCGCTGGAATTCGCCTACGCCGAAGACCTCGACACCATCATCGCAAAATGGCGGGCGTACATGCGCTATTCCCCGAGCTGGGACGATTGGCGCTGGATTCTCGGCAGCAACGTGTGAGCGCAGCCATGCCAAACGGATACTTCAATAATCAGGTGCGGCAAGGGCTCAAGGGCGGCAAGGGCGCGAGCATCGGCAAAAAGGGCGGTGCGTCATCCCCCACGCTGAATTTGAAACCGGGCTTCAGCACGAGCGCGCCGGGCAAAAAACAGAAAGACAGATCGGCGGGCGTCAAGCGCGCCAAGATTTACCCAGATAGCGACGGGCTCTAATGGAACTGCATGTAACCGGCGACACGACCAATTTGCTGAAGCCGACCCAAGTCGCCGAAGCCAAGGAAGAATTGGCAGGCATCGAAGCGACCTTGAACGCGCCGCCGCACATCCGCTCGCGGATCAGCGACCCGCGCCAGATGCAGAAGCGCCGCCAAGCTTTGCGTGGCGAGCTGGAACAGTACACGCCGCGCGCCTACAGCAAGTCCGAGCTGGACGCCGCTATTAAGGAATTCAATGGGCTCGCCGACTTCATTCGTGAGGGAATGCCGTCTTCGGTCACGATGCGGCGCAATCCGCCCGGTGCGGTCGGCTCGCAAATCTCTTGGGAAAAGCGCACCGAAAAAGCGGTGCTGCGCTACAAGCACATTGCCCTTCGGTTGCTCGCGACCGGCGCGGTGCCGGACAATCTCAAGCACGGGAACGATATCGGCAGCGTCGAGCGCCTTCGGCCGCTGGAAGATTCCACCGATCCGTCGATGGAAGGCGCGCAAATCCCGAAGACCACGGATTACCATTTCGGTGCCGACGTCGCGAATTCCGTCCTGTTCAATGACGCGGAAATCGCGGCGGCGAACGAGCTGGACCCGGAAATAGCTGGCGCGCTCGCGATCATGGATTCAGATCAGCGCGCCATCCTGAAAAAGCACATTCAAGAGCTTCTTAACCAGCCCGGTGCGGAACCGACGAACGCCGAACGCATGGCCTCGTGGAACAACATCACGCGCGCGGCCTCAAAGGCAGGCATCAAAACCTTCGGCCGCAAGCGCGAGGAAGTGCTTGCCGATCTAACCGCCGCTGGAATTTCGGTTTGAGGGGAATGAGCGATGCTCTTTGCCGAGAATTTCGAAAGCGGGACGAAGGGCGGGTTTGATTCCGAAACCGACACCCAGAGCCAACTTGACATAGTGCATTATCGCACGCTTGCGGCCTATCCTTGGCCGGGCTGCGTGCCGTATTCGGGCGCTTACTGTATGCGCTTCGTTTTGTCGGGCGGCACCGCCGACGCCACATACAGCGAAGGCTCTATCGACATCGGCAACGCCGTCACCGGCTATTGCCAATTCGACGTGTATTTTTCGCCAAGCTTCACGGCAACGGCGGACGACATTTTTTCGCTGTTCGAATTGCAGGGCGCGGCGGCGGCGATCACCGGCTCAATCGGTGCGCGGATCACGGCGGCGACGGGCGCGATACAGCTCGGTATCGGTTCGGCTGCATCGGCTGCGGACCCGGCGAGCTTTGCCGCTGCGCCGATCCAGCGCGGCGTTTGGTACACGGTCGAATTGAAATATGTCTGCCAAACGGGCGGCACCGGCACGGCCGATCTTTACATCACGCGCGACGGCGACCCGATCCAGCAAACGCCGCAAGTCTCTATTTCTTCGGCAACCAACATCGCCGTCACCGATGGCATCGTTGGCCTGCAAAATCACCTTGCGACCACGACCGGGGTCATCCTGCTCGATAATGTCTTTTTCGATTCCGCGCGCGTCTCACCGCAGCCGCGTTACGACATCGATCCGGTTTTCACGCAATCCGGCCACGCCTTCCTTGGCCCCGGCTATATCGCAGGCGCGGCCATTCTCGACGGCACCACGCCGACGATGAAATTGTGGGACACCGATAGCGGCCAGAACTCCCCGGCCAATACCTATGTGGTCTCGCTGGCGACTGGCGCGACGAACCAATCATCGATTGGCGGCCCGCTATTCTTCCAAAAGGGTTGCTATGTCGAATTGGGCGGCACGTCGCCGATTGGGCAAGTGATTTTCATTCGTTCCGACGCGGCGCGCGGCGTATTCGGCCCCCTCTATCACGACGATGCGAACCTCAGAAATTGGGCGCGGTCGTGAGAACATGTGGCTAAAACACCTTCTTCTCATCCCGCCGCAGCGCACCGCGCCAGCCGTTACCGGGCACATTACCGACATCATAAGCGCGCCGGTCCAGCCGGTCATCGCGGCGGCAATTGCCGATGGCGCAACCGTCCTAACGATGCAGGCGGCCGATACGGTCGGGGCGGTCACTTTCACCGATCTCGACAATGCGCGGTTTCGGATTTCCGGCCAATTGCTTGTCCGCAATGTCGCTGGCGGCGCACTCACCCCGGCCGGGTTCCAGCTCGTAACAGTGAAGGCGGCGGACACGCGTGGTTCGGCCGGTGAATACACGGAACAATTCACCATCGATACTTACGACGTGCCGGGAACGATTTCGCTTGGCAACGCGGTAGGCGCGACCGGCCAAACCGGAACGATTGTTTCAAATGCGTCATCGGGCGCGCAGGTCGGCACGTTCATTACGCGGGGCGCGTCAGGCGGCGCGATTGCCTCGCCGCTGACCTATTTGCGCCTGACGAACACGAAGTTCACCAACAGCACCGATAGCAGCGGGTTGCCGTCCTTGGTCCGCACGGCGAGCGGCACGCTCACCGCAGGCGTCAATGAGACGACGCAATGGCGCGTCACCGATGGCAACGGGATCACGCACGATGAAACCTTCACCATCAGCGTCACGGACCCGCCAGCCGTAACCGTGCCGGATCGTTACGACGAACTGCCGATGCCGACGCGGGAAATTTATCTTGTGTGGAATTTGGCGGGCAACAGCCCGACGAACTACGGAACATCCGGCGTAGTTGTGAAAGACGGCGCGGCCGGTACTTGGAAAATGTATTCCGGCCAAGCCGATGCCACTAAAAATATCGCTTCCCTGCACCTTGGCACCGCTACGACGGAAGATGACGCGCGCCGCCAAGCGACCGCCGCAGGATTTCCGGCCGTCACCATCGGGCACGGTACGGTTGCGAACCCATATAATTATATTGGGCCTTGGGCGCATGAATCTGGCTCGATCAAGCAGGATGTCACCATCGTTGAATATGTTGGTTACAAAGGCACCGGCCTTATTCCAATGGGGAACGGTCCATCGGGCGTCAAGCTCTGGGACCCGCCCTATATGCAGCGCAAGCAAACCGGCCAAGCGGTCGATGATGAAGTCTTCGATCTGCAAAACGGCACGCACGGCCAAGGCAAATATCGCATTCACCAAGTACGCTATGGGCCAACGCGGGAAGAACAGGCCGCCGCGAAAATAACCGTGTTCAATAGAGTCGGCGCGCGAACGTCAGACGAGTGCATCCTTCCGGCGATGATCCGTCACGGCAACGGGTTGTCTCTTATTCAAACCGGAAAACAGGTCTGCATCACGCACTGTGAATGCAATAACAGTTTCGTAAACGGGCTGCACTCGACCAAAAAATTGCGGGCGCAGCGCCATACCGGCATTCTTCAAATTTTCGATAGCAAATTCACCAATAATGGCGATGTGAACGGCGAGCACAATTTTTATATTGGCGATGAAAACCACGTCGTCATCGCATATTCGTTTTCCACTCTGCCGACCGGCCATAGCGTCAAATCCGACAATTCCATGAGCTTCGAAGTGTTCGAGAACTCGCTATCGGGCTATCGGCGCGATTACATCACATATGGCCGGACCAGCGGCGCTAATGGCATTAAGGTTTTCAAAGGCACCGCCGCAAGTACCAATTACTCGACAATCTTCGAAGCGCCGTTGCGGCAAATTCCAGTGGGCGGCGTGCTCGATATTTATTCTTGGGTTGACGATTCGGATGTGACCGCCGTTCCGCCCGCCCCGATGGTGCCATATTTCACAGATTCCGTAGGCGCAGTGAACCTTGGCAATGTGACGGTTCTTACCTCTGGATCGGCCGCTGCCGGTCAAGTGGTGCGCGCTCTCGTTCCCGGCACGACGATCACAACGAATGCCGCGACCAACACCGCCATCATGCGCCATACGTTCAATGTCGCCGACGTTGGTAGATGGGTTCGCATTCCTGGTCGTGGGTTTTCAGCGCTGCGCAATGACACGCAAGGCGGCGCGATCAATCTCGACAATTCGAATCAAGATTTTATGATTTTCAATAATATGTTCCACGGGTACCACGTAGCCCCGGCCCAGACCACTTTTGTATATATCCAGGGCCGCCATCAGGGCGGCGATTTGCGCCACAGAAAACAGCCGCCATATTCGTGGCAAGATGTAACGCTCGCCAATGAACTCGACCTGTCCTCAGTGCAGGGCGCGTATTTTTTCGATCCTCTTGACAAAAATCTTCCGGCAGCAAGGCCGCCGAAAACCTATGTCGGATTTATTGAATCGATTGTCGGTACGACCATCACCATAACGGTCGATTTTATTTATTCCGACATGTTCGGCGATACCAAAAATGTAAATTTCGAAGGCGTCGGCAGCGCTGGCGGCGGCCCATTACTTGCGGACGGAACCACGGTCTATGACATAGAGCTGCGTTGCGATAATGGGACCGTAGACATACGGACCATTACGCTAACAACGTTTGTGGCAAAACTTCTCGGCTCGGGCGCGAGATACACCGCCACTCTTTCCGCCGTCCCATCTTTCACGGTTACAGGCAACGCCAACGACAAGAGAAACGTCATCGTTTTCAAACGCTCGGCGACCTCTGGCGGCAATGCGAATTGGGATCGCATTCGGATGGATGCCCCGGCGCAGAGCCGTTGGTTTAACCGCGCCGATCCGAATTATTACCCGCGCGCGGTCACGAGAACGACGGGCAATACGATGCCCAATGGTCAGCCCGAGCGGATTTTGGATTTCACCAAGCAAGAGCCCAGCGTCAGCGGTCTGATCGACGGCATTCCATTCGGCTATGTAAACAACAATCTACTGATTCCGCTTCTAATCCCCGACCTGACGGAACTCGGCGCCTATAAGAAATCGTCAATCGTCCAAAGCCTGAACGCGTACCTCTGCACAAAATTTTGGTCCAATGGCACAACTTATGAGGTTCGCTTGGCGGACCCGCCGCAGAATTCATCTGACGGCGTGACGTGGGCCAATAACGCCGCCTATGGAAATTTCGATCTCAGGCTTTCAACCCATCCCGTAACATCGGTCCAGCTCGGCGGGCCAATGTTCGCGTCCGAAGCAACGGACGGCTTTGGGCCGCGCGGAACCGATATGATCCGGTTCAATGCCGTTGTGCTCAAGGAAAACGGCATCTTCGATCTTCACCTGCCATCCAATGCAACTTACGAAGCGGCTGGAAATGTCGGGAATAATTCGGCGGATGACTCGCTGTACAATAGCAGCAATATCCTGCCGAATCTTAGCTACATCCCGAACAACCCGGCCGCCACGCCGGTCGATGTCAATGGCGTCACGCCGTTCACAATAGCGGACAAGGCATCGTTCCCGGCTGGGTATGATCGCGGTAAACCCATGATCGTCATTGGGCCTTACGGCTCGACGGGCGGGACGGTCGCAATCATGGTCGGCGCGGCTTTTGTGAACCGCTGCCGCGTTCAGGCGATTGATCCGGTCACGCCGGGAGCGCCGGTTATCGGCGACCGGATACAGCTCGAAGTCGATACGCAATTCGGCGTCGGCGAGGGCGTTCACAACGCGCTGATTACCGCCGTGACGACGATCAGCGCAACGGTATTCGACATCATTTTCAGCCCCGGATTGCCGCAGCCCGGCGACGCCGATCCGATCTTCGGCACGGTCGCGCTGGGCCGCGAGAAGGGGCTTTCGGTCAATACCGCAATCGACACATACGGCGGGCGCGGCGTGTTTATGAAGCCCGCGCGCACACCGCTGCCTTCGTGGTGGCTCAACAATACGGATATTCCAGACTGAAATGACGCAGTTCATCAAATCGATTCAGCAGGCGGTCGTGACGGCAGTGGGAACGCCGTACACGCTGCCGGTTGCCGTCGATCTCACGAAATCGATGATTATTTATAATGGCGCGACAACCTCAAACACGAGCCTGACGAATCTCTGGAATCAGATCGGGCGCTGGTCTTTCGATGATTCGACACATGTTCGCTTTACCAAGGATGTCGGTTCCGCGACCACGTTCAACGCGCGGGCGACGGTTGTCGAATTCAACAGTGATGTGATTTCCAATCAGTCAGGCGTCATCACGGTCAGCGCCGGGGCTCTCAGTGCGCAGGCGGTCTTATCGACGGCGGTCGGCGCTACGGCATTTATCGTTTGGGAAGGCGTGCAGACAACGGCCGGATCGGGCGGGTTTTCCGATTGCTACGGCGTGGCGCTTGAGCTTACGGATTCAACGCACGTCACCGCGAAGCTCGGTTACACGCTCGCCGCCGACATAAAGGTTGCATGGCGCGTCATCGAACTTTCGACAAACATCGTTTCGCATGTCGAGCCGATGATAGGGGCGACAAGTAACACCGGGCTCACTGGATATACATACGCCTTGGGTAGCGGGTTCGTCGGGAACCAATCGCTATTTTTCCCTAATGGGATGACATTTGCATCGTCCGTCGCGTCGGCAGCACCTTCCGCGTATCGCCAGGAATTTATCCCCACAACGACTGTCAGCTTTACTCGCGCCACGACAAATTCGGTGTCGAAAACAATTTATGGATTCATGGTCGAATTCCAGGCGGCGGCTCTTAGCGGCAACGTGCAGCGCGGCGTGATTGCGGGCGATGGCAGCACCGCAAGCCCACCGGCCACGATCACATCGGCGGATCATACGATGTCGTGGGTGCAATGGTCGGGGCAGTCAACCAATGGCGCAGGTAATATCGGCATGTTCAATCTCACGCAGACCAATGACACGACGCTGAATGCGAACACTCAATCGTCGCCTAGCGGGGCCACTTCTGCGGTCGCTTGGCAGGTCATCACATTCGACAATACGCCCGTTGTAGGCGGCGCGGCGGTCGGCATCGGACTCACAAATAGCGTGCTGCTTGGCGGCGGCGCAGGCGGAAGGAAACTTGCGGCATGACGATCCATCTTGGAAATGTCCCGGCCGGGTCCACGCTCTACATTCCGTTTGCAACCTACGACGCGAACGGCGCGAGCATTACCATGTCCGGCTTCGCGGTCGGCGACATCCTGATTTACAAGAACGGCTCGATCACGCAGCGCGCGTCAACGGCAGGCTTTACGCTGCTCGACACGGACGGCACGGACTTTGACGCCATCACCGGCCTGCAAGGATTCTCGATTGATCTATCCGACAACACCACGGCCGGATTCTATTCGGTCGGCGGGTTCTATTGGGTTGTGGTCTCGACCGTCACGGTGAACACGCAGGTTGTGACCCTCGTTGCGGCGACGTTCAGAATCGTTGTGGCGGAAAATACGCTTGGCACGCCGGTTACGGAACCCAGCAAGCTCGCTGGCGACGTGCCTTCGCCGATGCAATTCCTTCGCTACAACTATGCGAACGAAATCTATGTGCCGGTCGGCAAGGCCGGAAGCCCCGATTTCGCGGTGAGCGCCGATTGGACACCAGCGCCGGGCGATGTGAAAGTCACCAAGGACGGCGGCGCGTCCGCCAATATCGGCACGCTGCCTACCGCTATCGTCATGGGCAATGGCGCGGTGTGGAAATTCGTTCTCACAGCGGCCGAATTGAAATCCAAGAAGCTTGTCGTGACCGTTGTTGACGGGGCACCGAAGGCGGTGCGCGATCTCTCTATCCCGATCATCACTTACGGCCATCCGCTCTCTGGGCTCGCGTTCATCGGTGCCCTGCAAATCGGAACCGCGCCTGCCGCGACCAATAACAGCATCACGTTGCAAGACCCGACCGGCGACATTGCGGTTGATCCCAGCGGTATGCCGTTCGCCGTTCTCGCCACGACAACGGGCATGGAAAGCAGACTCGCGGATTCGTTCAATGTCGGGACGCAGGTCGCGACAATGGTCGAGCCCTTCGCGAACACGCCAGCGGGCGCGGAAATCACCTATGCGCTGGGCTCGTTCGGCGCGAGCGTATCGGCCGATCCAGCCGACCAAGCCGACATCGATCTCATCACGGCGGCGATTGCGGACGTTCCGCGCCTCGTGTGGGAATACATGATCGACGGCACCTATAAGGCCATCGAATACATGCGCGGCATCGGCGCTGCGGTCTTCGGCAAATCGTCCAGCGGCGGCGGCCATCGCAAATATCGCAATCCTGCCGACACCAAAGATGTCATCGACGCTTCCGTTTCAGCCGGTGACAGAACAACGGTCACGAAAGACTTCACCTGATGTATTGGGCCAATGATTATTGGGCCAACGATTACTTCGGTGACGATTATTGGGGCACCGGAAGCGGTGGCGGCGGCGGTGGCGGCGGTGGAACCGATGTCATCCGGCGCGGCCATTGGGGCACGCGCGGGGGTTATGGCCTGTTCTTCGATCTTGGCTATCGCTCGCTCGGGGCGACCGCGCCGAGCGGTGGCGGCGGCTCGACGGAAACGTTCTTCATCATCACGTCTTCGGGCAATTTCACGGTCCCGAGCTGGTTTGATTCCACGTCGCGCATTCATGTTTTCACGAGCGGCGGCGATGGCTTTGTGGGCTCGACGGGCAACAGCGGCAGCGGCGGATCGGGCGGCGGCGGTCCTGGTTATGCGCGCATCGATGGTGCTGCTTGGTTGCCGGGCCAAGTCGTCAATCTGTCTACGCCAGCGCACGGCACAGGCTTGCCGACGATCATCCGCAACGTCGGCGGCGCAACAATCGCATCGATCAGCGGCGGGCAAAACGGAACGAAGCGCGACACGACCGGCCCGCCAATAGCGGGCGGATTGGGCGGCGGCCAAGCTGGTACGTCATCCGGCTACACGGTTCTGTTCCCAGGCGGCCAGGGCGGCAATAGCGATAACGGCTTCGGTGGCGGCGGCGGCGGCGCAGCGGGGCCTGATGGCGCGGGCAAAGACGGCGGCCCGGTCATTCAAGCGGGCGCGGGGCACAATGGATCGGGCGGCGGCGGTTGCGACGGTCTGCTTTCCACCATCGGCCTTAGCGGCAATGGATCGGGCAATCGGGGGAAGGGCGGCAACGGCCCGACAGGAACGCCGGGCGGCGTCACGACGGATGACGGAAACGTTGACGGCGGCAACGGCGATAATGGATCAGGCGGAAGCGGCGGCGCTGACCGCGTTCATATCCAGGCGTTTACATTCCCCGATGACGCTTCCAATGGCGGCGATGGCGGGCTGTACACAATCGCCATCGGGGACGCGGCTGTTCTAATTCGCGGCGGCGGCGGCGGCGGCGGCGGACATCAAAATACATCGAATGGCGCGCAGTTCGGCGGCGATGGCGGCGATGGCGGCGGCGGTGGTGGCGGCGGCGGCGCGGGCTACAACACAGGCGGTGTAACGCCGATTCCTGGCGATGGCGGTTTCGGCGCGGATTCCTTTATCGTTGTTGAAAGGGTTTAGCGATGACCAACACGGCGCAGCCCCAAACGTTTCTCGATCTCTACACGTCACTTCTCAATTCCGTGCGCGAGCAGACCTCGCAAGTGGCGACCATTATTCAGGCCAAGCGCTATATCAACACCGCGCTTATGGACATTCACATCGGGTTCGGTGAACGCTTTCCGTGGGCGGAACGTCAAGCGCGGCTTACCACAATGGCCCCTTACGCCATCGGCACGCTCAGTATTGCGAAAGGCGCGACCGCTGTTGCGGGCATCGGAACCGCATGGTCCAGCTTAAATTCTTTCGGGATTCCTAACGTGCGGCCGACCGGGAAGCTTGTCATCAACGGGACCTCTACGGTTTATGAAATCGCCAATTCGCCCATCGGCGCAACCTCGCTGACGTTGGCGAGCCCGTATGTTGACGCGAGCGTGGTGAACGGGACCTATCTCTATTTCGAAGACGAATATGATCTCGACGCGGATTTTTTGCGGCCTATGGACATGCAGTTTTTCGATTCCGCGCACTCAATCGGGATCATCGACCGCAACCGCTTCCGCCGCCAATATCCGAAAAACAGCGTCACCGGCAAGCCAATCGTCGCGTGTCTGTTTGATCGCGCCTTTGTCGGCAATACGACTCCGGTTCGGCGCGTCGCCTTCTTCCGGCCGCCCGCCGCGAATTATTCGATCCCATATGCGTTCGTGACCAACAAGCTCGCAATCTCATCGGCCGGTCAGCCTCAGACCTCGCTTAATCTCGACACGGACGAACCGATTGTTCCGCTGCAATATCGCCACGCCATCGTCACGCAGGCGCTTTATGTCTGGTATCGCGACAAGAAAGACGACACGCGCAGCGCCGAGACCAAGCAGGATTTTGTTGATTTGATGCTGCGCATCGCGGGCGATACAGAAGTGGGCGAACGCCGCCCGTACATTCAGCCCGCTATGGGCAATTACCGCCGTCGCGCGCGCTCGCCGTATTCGCGCGCCGGTAGTGGGCGACATACAATCGGCACGCGCTTTGATCGGATGGAATCAGACTGGTGACATCGCGCTCACGCTTCTTGAAGCATATTTTTACCGGTGGCTGGGCAACCGATTACGGCCCTTCGATCTCGGTTCCGATCAGCCCTGGCGGGATCGTGGCAATCCCATGGCTCACGCTGGCGGAAAATATCATTTATGAGCTGGACGGCGGCCCTCACAAAATGCCCGGCCGCATCGCCAATACGCCAGTGCTTGAAGGCGGCGCGCTCATCATGGGCGTATTCGATGGCTGGTTTAATGTGACGGCCAACACAGCGGTTCAACACCGCCTGATGCACGTCGGAACCAAGATCAAAAAAGACAATGCGGACAATGTTTTCACGGACATAAAGACCGGTCTCGTGGCGGAAAGCGTGCCTTGCTACACCATGTTTGAAGGCATCTGCATTATCAGCAATGATAGCGGCGTCGATGTGCCGCTCTCGTGGGATGGCGTTGCGGCCGGGACCGTGAACCTGGGCGGTTCGCCGCCCAAGTTCGCGTTTTCCGTGACGCACAAAAACAAGGTGTGGGCCGCTGGCGATCCGCTTCAGCCTTCGCGGTTGTATTATTCGGTAACTCTAAACGGCGCGGATTGGGCCGGTGCCGGTTCCGGCTTCATCGATGTTGACCCGGCCGATGGAGATAGAATTACCGGCATCATCAGTCATCGCGATGAACTTTGGGTCTTCAAAGGCCCGTACAAGGGTTCCATCCATCGGATCACCGGCAGCTCGCCATCGGACTTCGCGCGCGTGGTCTTCGCGACAAGCATCGGCTCGGTCAATCATCGGCTCATTGCGACCTATGCGAACGATGTAGTTTTCGGCTGGTCCGATGGCTCGTTTCACACGCTTTCGGCAACGGCCAATTTCGGCGATTTCAACGAAGCGGCATTGTCCCGGCAAATACAATCCTGGCTGCGCGAGCATGTGAATCTTGCGACGCTGCGCTATGCGCAGGTTGCCAATTGGCCCGCCTATTCGATGATGCTTTTCGTTCTGCCGGTTGACGCGCACCCGCACAACAATTGCACGCTGATGCTGGATTACCGCTTTGACCCGCCGCGCTGGGCAAACTGGACGGCGTTCGCCGATCTCACAACGGTTGCGACCGGCGTCAGCACGGCGGCGACGAAGGTCCGCATGATGCTGGCGGGCGGCGATGACGGCATTTTGCGGATGCTCGGCCATCCGGTGCGCAACATCGATGGCGCGGGCAGCATCCCGTTTCATATCCAGACGCCTTATTTGGACTATCAATTGCCGCAGCGCATGAAGACCTTGGAAGGCGGCTCGATCACGACGCAGCCAAAAACCGGCGTGGACGATTTCATCTTCGGCTGGGCGCGCGACAACCACGCGCAACAGACCATCCTCATTCCACCGGGCGGCGCGGTGCCGCTGGATCAATTCCTGCTCGATAGCGACGTGCTCGGCGGCGGCCGGTTTTACGATGCTTTTTTCCGCTGCGACGAAGAAGGCGGCACCTTCCGCGCGATCCAATATGCCGTGCTCGACAATGTGCCGAGCCAAGACTTAGAGCTGCACGCGATCTCTGCGGCGATCACGGTTGACGCAGAAAGCTTCGAAGCATGATCGTGCGGCTCGCAGAGAATAGCGACGGCGAGACGGTGCGGGCGCTGCTCATGGCGGGCGGCAATCCTTTCGACGCTACAATCCCATTCGATGACATTCATCCTTACTGGATCGTGGTCGAATTGCCGGGGCGCGGAATCGTCGGGTGCATTCAAACGTGCCCGTCGCGCCCCATCGGCCGATTGGAAATGCTCGCGGTCGCCGACGATCTCGACGTGAAAGAGCGCGCTTGTGTCGTGCGCGAATTGTTGGCGCAGGGCGTTGCGTGTCTGTACATGCACCGCGCCGCCGTAGTCGCCGGGTTTATTCCGTTCGCGCTGAAATCATACAAACGCTTTCTTAAAAGGCGTGGCGGTGTTGTCGCCGATAGTGGAAATATGATTATGTGGCGTGAACCCGTCGCACATCATCTGTATAAAGATAAAGGCGGCAATTCCGCCGTCCCAGCAAAGAAGGAAAACGGACATGCAGTTAGCGCTCATCATTCCGGTTGATGGCAGCAATATCCCGCATCCTGGTTATCCGCTGCCGCCGCCGATGCCCGGCCAGCCCGATCAAGGATTGCCCGGTGGCGGCGGTGCGCCGCATCCGTGGCCGCCCGGTGGCGGCGATCCGCCACATGCGAGCCATCCGATTGCGTTGCCGCCCGGCATGGGCTTCCCGCCCGGCGTGACGCCGCCAATCGTGCCGCCCGATCCGCCGCCCGGTTCTGTTTGGCCGCCTTTGCCGCCCGACGCGCCGCCCGGCAAATTCGTGATCGCGGTTTTCATTCCCGGCTACGGCGTGAAATGGGTTGTGGTGAATCTCGCGCAGCCGAAATAGTTCGTAACAGAGCGGGGCGGGGCTCTTTGTCCCGTCCCTCTCAGGACGCAAAGCTATGTCCAAATCAACGAAAACGACATATGCGCCGCTCTCGCCGCAGCAAGTTCAGTATCAAAACCAGCAGCTCGAATTGGGGCAAAAGCAGCTCGATTACCTGACGCAGCAAGCGCAGTCGCAGACCGATTACATGGCGTCGATCAAACCCGCCATGGACACGCAAACCCAAATTTGGCAGCAACAGCTTGAACAACTTAAAGCGCAGACGCCGAGCGATCCGGCCGAAGCCGCCGCGCAGGCGAAGCAGCAACGCGATTTCCAAACCTCGCAGCTCGCGACGCAGCAGCAGGCGAACGATCTCTTACAGCAGCAATTGCAGGGCCAGCAAGAATTGGCCCCGCTGCAAAAACAATTGCTCGAAGCGCAGCTCAAACAATCGCTTCAGGGCAACGAGCCGACGCCGGAACAGATTGCACAGATCGATGCCGCAACGAGCGCCGCGCGCGATGCCGGTATGTCGGATATCAACGCCGCTTCTGAGCAATCGCTTCAGCAATTGCGCGACCAGCTCGCGCCACAACTCGGGCTTCGCCCGACCGATACGCCGATTTTAGACCGTGGCGCTTTGGTGGAACGGGAAGCCACGCGCCAAGCCGGGCAATTGGTGAGCGCGCTCGCTGGCGCGAATGCAAACGCGCGGCTGAATTACCCGCTGGCATCGCAACAGATTTCGCAGGCCGGATCGCAAAACCAAGCGAACATCGGACAGAGCACGCAAAACTTTCAAGCGCAGCTCGCGCAGGCCGCCGCGACGAACCGGCTCAATCTATTGCAGGCTGGCACGTCATCGGCCGGGCTCGGTCTTCAAAGCGGGCTCGGCTTGGCTGGCACCGCGAAGGGCGGCCCAATCGACATGGCTCGCGGTAGCACGAGCACGACAAGCGATCCGTGGGGGACCGTGGTCGGCTTGGTCGGCGGCGTGGGCAGCGCGCTTTCGGGAACGAGCCTTTTCGGCACGTCGGATATTCGCCTGAAGGAAGACGTACAAACCCTTGGATATTCGCCGCGCGGTCATCGCTGGGTGAAGTTCAAATATAAGGGCGATCCGAAGAAGCTAACCCGCATCGGCGTGATCGCGCAGGAAGCGGCAAAGATCGATCCCGAACACGTCTACACGAACGGGCTCGGAATTAAATACGTCGATTACGGGAAACTGAGGGCGTGACATGGCGCTGAATCTCAATCTCGCAAGCGGCTATCATTTGCCCGAAATTTCGTCGGCGCTGAAATCCTATGTGGCTGCGACCGGCAAGCCCGACACACTGAACTTGACACCATCCGACACGAGCGCGCCGCCCGATACTGGGCCGCCGCCGCCTGACAATGCGCCGCCGCCCGGTGCGCCTCTCATAAACGCGCTGCCAGAGGCGGCCCAACCGATCCCGATTGCGCCGGTCGATCCGAACGCAGCCCCGACGCCGGGAGCGGTGCCCACGGAAAGCTCTGGCGACCGGGCCGCGCGCGCCGCGAAAGAAAGCTTTTACGATTTCGAAAATAACCCGGTGGGCTCGCTCGGCCGCGCCATGGCGCAATTCGCGGCGGGCTATCGCGGCGATCCGAACGGCGGGCCGCTCGCTCAATTCGACAAACAGAAGCTTGAGGAACAGGCGCTTGGTTATAAGAAGCTCGAATTTGGAATGAATTTTCTCGACAAGGCGCTGCCGCTTATCGAAGCCGCGCCCGCAGACCAAAAGGCCGCTGTTGCCCAACATTTGCAAGAGAGCATCGGCGGGCAGGTCGGGCACGATTTCATGCCGCTATTTACAGCGGTAATTAACGGCGACATCAAAAACGGGGCCGAGAAAATAAAAGCGATCCAGAGCTATGTAACCGATCCAAAATTAGCGGCGCTGATCGCGGCGGACCCGAAGCTTATCGATGTCTTCGCGAAAGCGGTCTTTGAGGCAAAGGGCAAGGCGGCCGGTGAACCGGACAAGACCTACAATGTGCCGTCCGGTGGCGTCGTCATCGGCGCAAAGGGCAACATCATTTTCGACAATCGTAAGGGCGACACGGAAAAAACTTACACGCTCGGCCCCGGCGAAATAGTGAAGAACGCGAAGAACGAAACCATTGCCACCGGCCCGGCCGCAAAAGAGACCACGCCAAAAATCGGTGCGCCGACGCATTTGCAGATCGAAGACCCGAACGGCGAAGTACGAGACGTAACCGCCCAGCAACTTGAAAATGGTTCGTGGGTCACAGCCGATGGCAAAAGAACGCCAATCGATGTGGGCGATAAATTCCGCGTCCTCACAGGCACGGCGTCAAGTACCGCAAGCAGCATGAACGCTCGATTTATGAATCGCGTCACGGAATCCGTCAATTTGGGCATGAAGGAATTGGACAATATCGCCCATCTTTCTGCCGGTGCCACGACGGGTACGTTCGCTGAAGCTGGGCTCGCCGGAACGCCGGTCGGTATGTTGGCGCGGCAAGTCACGCCACAGGAAGATCAATTTATGTCATCGGCTGGCGTTGGCCTTGGCCGCGCCTTGGCTGGCATCGAAGCAATGGGCCTCATGCCGCAGGGCTCATTGACGAATAATTTCGAGAAACTACTTCCGAAGGCGGGGCAATCACGGCTTACCGCGATGGCGAATTTGGGCCATATGCGGCAGACAATCGAATCCGGCATTGAAACAGCTCTCGACACGAAGCAATTGACGAAAGAGCAGACCGACCGTTTGCAACAGTACCAAAAGCAGGTCAAAGAAATTATTCCGTGGTTGCCACAGGACGTTTACAAACTCTCGCAATCGAAAAATCCGAAGGCGACATTAAGAGATTTCGGCGTCGGGCAAATAGAAAAAGGCAAGGCCGCAGCGAAATCGAGCGTCATGGACCAAGCCGACGCTATCCTGAAAGGCGGGCCGTAAATGGCAAGCGCCGAAGACTATGCCAGTTGGATCGTGAAGAACGCCGATAAAAAAGGCACGCCGGAATTCGACACGGTATCAAAGGCGTACCAGGAAGCGCGTAGCGCGCCAGCCGCGCCAGCCGCCGCGCCGCCGCCAGCGCCAGCCATTGCGCCGGGCCAAAGCTATCATCAGCGAATTGCGGCCGGGTTCGCCGACACGCCAGCGTTGAATCAGATCGACGCGAGCAACGCCGCGCTTGGAACGGAAGGCGCTTGGAACGCAGCCCCCGGCGTTCTGACCGGCGCGGTTTCGCAGATCGGCGGCGCACCGGGCGAGGTTGCAAATCTTGCTTCCGGCGTTTCCGATGTGGCCGGAATGCACGGTCTCGCGCAGGGCATCAGAGACTATAATCCGTTCCCGAACATGGATCAGTTCGGCAACATGATCGCCGGACAAGCGGAAAACGATCAGGTGACGGCGTTCCGCAAGGCGGGCCAGCTCATCGGCCCCGGCCCGTTCTGGAAGGGCGTCGGCGGCGTCGTCGGCAAAGTTATGAATCTAGGACAGGGCAAGCCCATTGGGGCGGCGATAAAAGCCAATGACGCAGGATATGTCTTACCGCCTCGGATGGTGACGAAAGGCGATCAATCAGCCGGGCAGCAAGTTGCGTCGGCGGCGAGTGGTAAGGCAAAAACCAATCAGTATTTTTCGCTCAAAAATCAGCCGAACACGAACAGACTCGCGGCCGAAGATATCCAATTGCCGGGCAATGAGCGGATCACGCAGGAAGCAATTACCGGTCAGCGAGAAAAATTCGCGGCCGATAAAGCGGCGATCATCAGCAGTCTTCCCCAGGTCGCCACGGATGCCACGTTCAAACGGGCGATTAGCGCGCTCGCCGGGCGCGAAAGCGCCGCCGCGAAAGAATTCTCTGACATTGTAAAAAAAGCTGGCATTGAAGAAATAGCGAAAGCGAATAGCTTGGCGCAACCGGCTTGGTCGCCCGAAGCCGCAGCCGGACTCGTCGTGTCCTTGCGGGATGATGCTGCCGCCAATTTGAAAGCCATCGGCCCAGGCGCGAGATTGGAACACGCCAAGGGGCTCGCGCAGAAACAGGCGGCCGACGCGATGGACGATCTCATCGCGCGCAATCTCATAAAGAACGCTGGCAACGACCCCTATCACGGCGCGGCGCAGGCTGCGAACTATGCAAAAGCGCGCGAGCTGATGGCAAAAACCTACGATGTCGAAGACGTAACCGATTTCACCACAGGCGACGTGAACGCGCACGCTGTTCACCGGCTTTCGAAAGCTGGCCGCCCGCTAACTGGCGGCCTCGCTACCATCGCTGAAACGGCTGGAAATTTCCGTGGCGCAACGCAGCCAGCGCAAATGATCGGCGGGATGGAACATGGAAGCGTGCTCGATTTTTATCTCATGGCGCACGCGCTCGCGAAAGGCGATCTTACGACCGCAGGCGCGGTTGCGGGCCGGATAGGATCGCGGCCGTTTTTGGCGTCGAGCCGCAATCAAGCAAGGATCATGCAGCAGCCAGTTGAGCCGGTGCAATTGCCTGGACACCCGTACACGTTCGCGCCGTCTCAAGCGCAGGTCCAGGCCGGTGCCAACGCTTCGCGCAACCTTCCGACAATGCGCGGGCTTGGGCTGCGCGCCGCGCCGCCGACACTGAATGCGCTCAATCTCTATCTCGGATCGGGGAACCAATAATGGCTCTGGCGCGCGTCAAAGTCTGGACGCCGGAAATCTTGACGGCGACCGATCTCAATACGGAATTCAACAACATCCTGAATTACCTCAACGGCGCGGCCGTCAACCTGAACACGCCGACGCTGAACAGCCCGACGATCACCGGCACCGTAGCAGGCGGCGCAACCTATATTTCGCCGGTTCTGTCTAACCCGACAATGACCGGCGTCGCCCTCATTGCCGGGCTTTATTCCGGTAGCTTTTCCCAAAATCCAGCCGCCAACAATACGTTCTACACGGCGATTGCCGCCGCGACACTTGCCGCCAATCGTGGAAATTATTGGATATTTGCCTCAAGCGGATTCAATGTCGTGGCCTTCGCGGGGCTCATAACCCAATTCGCCGCGAGCCCGGCGCTGACCACCTTTACGGCCGGTTCGCTTGTCGCCGTGCAGCTCGACGGCGCGGGCAATTTCCAGGTCAAGCAAACGACCGGCGTCGCGAATGAAATCCATTGCTCTTGGCTATATGTGCCAGCGCCCTAAAGCCGTTCAGCCGCCATCGTCAGCCGCAAGTCGTGTAGGTCGGCGATGTTCGCGCCGTGGGCGTTGAACCGCGAGCCGCAGCTCGGACAGGCCACGTTCATGCTCGCGCCGCCGCAAGGCCCCGGCATCATCCCGAAATTGCGGCAGTCTGGGCATTGGCCGCGCTGAAGCGCCTGGATCATTTCCAATTGCTCAAGCATCCGCTCTGTTGCCGCGATCTTGCGAAGCGTGCGGCGGTTCCAAAAGAAAACCGCAATCTGTACCCCGATCAGCCCGCCATTGATCGCGACCAAAACCCATTGGCCCTGGATGATGCCAAGGTAGCCGAAGAAGATTGACCATGGGATCGCCGCGAGGCACAGCAATTGGGTGCGCCGGATGTTGCGTTTAAGCTTGGTGAAGTCGTGCGTCATTTCGGTTGCGCCTGCGTAACCCACACGGCGAACTTGCCGCATTGCGGACATGGCAGGTCCCACAAGCCCGGCCGCTGGGGAAAATGCTCGGGTGGGCAAGCACCGGCAAGGCCGCACGCAAGGCACGCCATCGCCTGAAAATGCGTCACGGCGGAAACCCCGGTGGGCGTCTCGGCGGGCGCGATCTCATCGATTAGGCCAAGCACTGTTTCAAGATCGGCGTTCATGCGGGCTGCATCCTAGCGCCGACGCGCGCCGCGCTCAATCGGCGGTATTGGAACCAAATCGGGTTTGATGTATTATGCGTCCTGCGTGCATGAGATTTGCCCCTCGTATCACGCGATTGCCAATTGGCCCGCTGGCGCACACGTCGGCGGGCCTTTTGCTTTTGGATTTAAGCGCCGTTCACCTGAACGGCGGACGAGTCCATTGCTGGGTTTTAGTGTCCATTTCCGGCCGTTCAGAGTCCCAAAAGTCCAATGATTTCCTGACTATAGCCACCCTTCACACGGGAGAGGTCATAGGTTCAAACCCTGTCGCGCCCACCAATGAAATCAAAGACTTAGTTAGAAGCGCCGTTCAGGCCCCGCCGTTCAAAGTACGGCGGCCCGCTCTTTTCATCCCAACATCGTCGCTGCGGACGCACGCTTGAGATAGTCCGGCCCATGCTTCCCATAGACGCGCTCGACGGTCTTTTCAGAGTCGCCCAACATGCGCGCAACCTCGGCAATCGGGACGCCAGCTTCGACCATCCAGCTCGCTGCGGTGTGGCGAAGAATATGGGGCGTCACGTCTTCAAGCTTCGCCTTCGCGCGCGCTGCATTGAAGCCCTTCGTGATCGACGCGACCGGGCGGCCGAAATACTCAATGATATGATCCGAGCAGGCGAGTTCCTTCGCGATCAGCAGGGCGGGGTAAGCGTCATCGTTAAGCGGGACAACCGCGCGGCGCTTGTTGCCGTGCCCGCGCCCCATGTCGATCAGGCGGCGGTCCCAATCTATTTGCTTCCATGTCGCCTCAAGGATGGCCCCAGATCGGGCGCATGTATTCAGGGCAAGCAGGATGAACAGGCGGATGTGAGGGACTGTGCAGGCCGCCAAGAGCCGCCTAGCTTCATCTTTGCTCATCCATCGCTGACGCGGCAGCGGTGTGGGAACCGGGTTGTTGATCTCTGGGCGACTCGGAATGAGCTTATGCAGGACGGCATAGCCGAGCGCGGCGCGCAGGACGCCAACCTCACGCAAAACGGTTCCGTCCGACGCCCCGCGTTGCAAGGCATAGCGTTTGATGGCGGTCGGCGTGAGGCATTCCGGCGTAAGGTTCCCTACGCCACGGATTAGGGCGTCAACGCCATATTTCAGGCCGTCCTGACCGCGCAGCCCTTTGCCGTGATCGTCACGGTAAGCCACAAGGATTTTGGCTACGGTTTGGTCGGCGATGGTGGGCTCTTGCGAGCCCGCGATGAATTGCGAAAGGAAGATTTCCGCTTCATCGCGATTACTCGACCGCGTTGAAATGCGTTGCCGCTCTCGGTGCCCGAAGCGGACGTACCATGTTCCGTTTGAGTGTTGCCAAAGCTTGTGCATGAGACCTCGTAGGATAGGACGGCTTCGCGGGTAAGCCGTACAGAGCCGCCAATGTGAACGGCAGGGAGTGTTCCCGATTCTATCAATCTATGCACAGTTTTTGTTGATACCTTCCAAAACTTCGCAACCATGGCGATAGTGTTGCGGTCGGAAAGCTCAACTTCCGGTTCATCCGTCATCGCGCGCCCGCTTTCGTGCGCGGCCAGCCATCGGGCCATTGCAGCGGATAAGCGGCGGTCATTTGTAGTGCTCGGTTCCGTAGCGGCGCGTTGTTCTTACCGCCATTTTCGGGCTTTGGCTTATCGCAACCAATTCATAAATACCCATGGCGGCACCGGGATCGTTGTCGGCCATAATTTCCGCTTGGTCTTTCGCCGCTTTGAACGTTGGAAATTTGTCGCCGGTATATACATTGCTGCCGGTGACGATAACGAACTCGCGGGGCATGTTGTTGTTCTGCCGGTCGGTAGCATCGCTCATGTCGTGGCCCTGTCTGCTTCGCGCGCGACGTTTTGCAGGCGGTTCTTTTCGGTGGCGAGCCGGTCTTTATCGTTGGCCGTCAGCCCTTCCCAGAATGACCGCAGTTCTTCGTAGCCCGCGCTGGCGGCGATCTCGGCGCGCATGAGCAGGTCTTTGCGGTAATTGATGGCGTCGTGGTAGGCGTCAGCTTCTTTAGGCGAAATCGTTTCGCCTGAATTCGGCGGGTTGACTTTTAAGTCAACTTTTTCGGTTACGACCGTTTTTGTCGTAGCGCCGTGCGCCCACGCTGCGATGGCCTTGCCGGATTCTTCGTTTATGGGCTTGTCGAGCGGGAACAGTTGCCGATGCTGCGCTTCCAATTTGATCGGGTTCGGATAGCCGGGCTTGTCGCCGATCAGTAAGAAGGATGCCGTCAATTCATAGGGCAGGTTCTTTTCGCAAACCGGAATCCAGCCGTCCTTGCCGGTGCGCGAGCGCTTCGGGATCACCTGCATCTTGCCGTCTTGACCGCGCACCATTTCGATTTTTTCTTCGGCGCGGAAACATAGGATCAAATGAGCGCGCACCTGCAACAGCCGGTTCACCAATTTCTTGTGCTCGCCTTTTGGCTTAATCCAGGCGGCGACGTTGGCCTCTTGCCGCCCGCCCATGCGCGCAAATTCGGCGTCGTGCATGTCCAGCAAGCCGCCCTCGCCCGCATGTTCGTGGCTCATCGAATCCACCACGATCACCGGATAGCCTTTGTCATCGGCCGCCTTGATCGAGTCCGCGTAGGCTTCCGGCGAAAACGGGGCGCGCATTTCGTTGTGGTCGAATTTGAACTCATCGGCGTAATGCAGCGCGCGGCGGTTTTCCGTGTCGATCACGGCAAAGAGCTTGTCCCCGGCGATCCCGGCCGCGAGGCGAAAGGCGCTGTAGGTTTTGCCCGATCCAGTTCCGCCCGCGAGCCCGATCAGCAGGTTGACGTTTTCGCGCACGGCTCGGCGGAATTCATGCGTCACGGCAATTTGCGGTCCAGTTTGAATTCCTCGCCGTCACAGAACAATTGCACGACAATTTCATGGTCCAATTCCCATGCGATCTTGCGCTCGGCAAAATAGCGCTGAAGGACCAAATGCCGGTTGTGCGACGCAAATACTTCAGTCCCCAGCACGACGATCCGGTAAGCGTGCTCGCCTTCCGGCTGACGCTTGAGCTTCCAAAGCATCCGGTAATCGAGCGTCGTCATTGCACAGATTCCTTTTCTTCGGCTTCGGCCGCGTCAAAGGCGTCCATGATCGTGCTAACCGCCGTTAGAAAGCCCATACGCCATGCAAAGCGCGGTGAAGAATCGCCGTTTACATCGGCGGGAACCTCGTCAATGCGGGCGCGGTCGAGAACATCCTTAAGGATCAAGGCGTAATCTTTCATGCGTGCGCCTTTTCCGTGGCGAGATAGCGCTTTAGCGATTGGTCGTAGACCATCGCGCCGGGCCGTTCTTCCTGAAAGCGCGCAAGGTCCAGGCTCGCTTGCGGCGACGATATGCCGAATTTGCGCATGACGTGGACGCGGTTGATGAACCCGAAGACGCGCAAGGTTTCGGCGATCCATTCTTGCCGTTGGTCTTCGGCCCACGCCATCAGTCCGTCCCGCCAGCTTCATAATAGAGGCGGTCAACTTCCCATTGAATTTCCTGTTCGGCCTGCGTGATTTGGGCGCGAGCCCTGTTGATGTAGAGGGCGCGCTTCCCGTTGGCCTGCGCATCGTGCAAATAGCCAAGCGCGGATTGCAGGCGGATAATCGCGGCGTCGATATGGTTAGGTCTTTTTGCAGCGACCTTGCTGTAAATCTCGCCATCGCTAATCGCGGGACACACTTCATCCACGCGCAAAACCACGTTGCCGCACCGCGAGCACATCGTCTTATCGCCAATGTCTACGAACGCATGGGTCATAGTGGGGCCTGTCCTTCTCGCGCCAATCGCAGCGCGTCGTCATGGGCGGCCGAGCGCGAGAGAAATTCCGCCTCGTCCCAAGCGCGCGTTTCGAGAAAGGACGTGTACGGCGGATATCCCGGCCAGTTATTTTGCTGCATACAGCTTCGCCAAATCTCAATCGCCATCGATACCTTTCGGTCGGCTAGATCGGTCAGCGACGGGGAAAGCGCGATCACCGATAGAGCGAACGGCGGGTAGTTTTCCTGCACGACAAAGCGGAACTTCGGGTAATCGATGCCGAGCGCGCGAAGCCCGCGACAATAAAACGACGCCTGCACATCGAAGCCAGCGCCGATTGCGGTCTTCTGCCATAGGATCGGATCGGCCGATGCTGCCGTGGTCTTGTAGTCGGGATAGAGCCGCCCGGTATTCGGTTTCCAATCCAGCCGCGCCCGGCACCAAACATCGCCTTCCTGCCAAATGATCGTCTGTTCCGGTAAGCCGTGGCCATCGGCGAAGAAATCGCGGGCCTCATCGTGCAGGTCGAGCTGCGCGTCGGCCGCTTCCACCATCGCCATAGCTTCGGCGTGCCGGTGCTTGAGCATCGGGATTGCGCCCGCCGCACGCGCCGCGTCGCGCATACCCTTGGCGCGGTTCGTTTTCCAATCGGCCTCATCGATGATGGCGAAATCTTGCGGGTCCTTGAGCATGAGGCTGTGAGCTGCCGCGCCCAGATCGAATTTCTCGCTAACTTCCTCTTTGTAGGCCGGATTGAGGCGCGGGTGTTCAAACCAAGCGTGCAGCGGTGTGCCGCCCGGCTGGACAAGTATCTTGGCAATCGACGTGCTCAGTGACGCCACCGGGCACGGATCGGCATGATATTCGTCGGCCGATAGATCGAAGAAACCGGGTTCCGCGATCACGACACGCGGCCCATGATGAACAATATGAAAATGATGAACGCCGAAAACCAAACCAGGAAGCCGCAGACCGTAATCCAAAGCGGCGTGCGCGGCGGCGGCACGCGCGGCGGTTCGTGGCAATCAAAATCGGGGATCGGATCGTAGGGCGGCGGCTTCATGGCTGCGCACCGGCCATCGCCGTTTGAATACCGCCCGCCACTTGCCGCGCGCCGCGCAGCGCGCCGCCCGATTCAATCTCGCGCAATTTGGCGGCAATCAGAGCGCGCCGGTTATCGTCGCCCTGGACCATCGACAATAAAATCAGCAGTTCGTCGGCGTCCTTTTCGGCCCAATCGCTGTCCATTTTGGGGTCTCCCATCGGTGGGGGGAGAATATGCGTAAGGTATCTGGCGCATAATTGTCAATGCAAAATGCACAGCGGCGCTGTGAGAAATTACGCCGTTATTGCTTCGGGCCTTTCGGGATCAGCCCTTGCGGCGGAACAACCTCGCGCTGTGCCCGCGCCGCCTTCTTGACGGTTTCCCATGCTTCGTTACTGAGGTTGACAATATCCTCAACGAGCGCTTTCCGCAGACCCATGTCCTGCGTGAACACATTCAGATTGCCGCAGGAAAGGCACATTGAAATATCGCCCGGCGTCGCGCTATCGCGGTGCCCAAGCGGGCTCGCGGCGTCGCAGAAATAGCCGCAATGCGGACACAGCGCCGGGCGAATATCAGGCACGTCAAGCGGTCTTCTTTTTGCCCTCGCCAATCGGGATCACCTTGGCGCGCGGCGTGTGGAAATCCTTGAAGCGCGGGCGCAGCACGTCGCCAGTGCTCGGGTTCGTCCATTGCTGGAAATATCCGCAAGCCGCCATCGCATAGGCCATGCCCAAGGCTTGAGGTTTACGCGTCTTGCCTTTGTCCCACATGCGCAGCGTGTGAGCGGTCGGCCCGCCCATGTCGTGTATCTGTTCTTCGCTCACGCCGCTCTTGCGCAGCGCCTCGCGGTAAAGATCAATGCTCGGGTCTTTGTCTAGGAAGCGATAGCCTGTCAGTTCCTTCGACACTGTTTTAACCTCCTACTTGGATTGGGAACCCGAGACCTGACAACATCGCCGAAACGACCGGGACTTGCCGCATCGGCACCATGACATGAATTACAATCACGCCGTCAATCGGCGGCGCTTCGTTGACGCGGAAAGGCTGATGCTGCACGGCGGGCACGCCGCCGTTCGTCTTGTTCTTGGCACCCTTCGGGCGACCAATCGGCTTCGCCGTGGTGTCCGTCAATTCGCCGTCCAATAGCTTGCGCTCGGCAAGTAGGCCGCTGACGGCGGATCGTACCCAGGACGGACAATGGCCGCGCTTTTTCCAGGTGTGCCATTGGCCGCTTTTCACGCCAAGCAAGGTTTGAATCTCTTTCGTCATAACGCCAAGCTTTTCCTCAAGGCCGATCAGGAACCCGGACGGAACTTGCTCAACGATGTGCGCGCCTTTGGGCGGCCTCTCGATCTTCAGCGGCCCGATGTTCGGCTTGCGTGGTGCCGCGCCGTTGACGTGTTTGATCGGCGGCAGGCCACGGTCGGCAAGCAATTTGTCAGCGGCCTCGCGCACGAAGATCGGACATTCGCCAGACTTGACGTATGGGGAATAGCGGCCGACCGTGAATCCAAGCAGGGGCGCTAATTCCTTTTTCGTCATCCCAAACTTTTCATCCAGCCCGACCAGAAAGTGACTCGGCACCTTTTCAGCGACGCGCGCTCGCATCACCGCAGCGCTGCGCCTCATAACCATTTCTTTATGCGTTTCCATGTGTTTGCCCCTTTTCACTTTGGTCTGATTTCTATGACTTTCGCCGCCCATTCAAGTTCCACGTTTTCCATTGTCGGCCCCATCGTCCAGCTCAATAGATTGAACCGGCCGCGCGTCCCACGGCGGACCTCTTTCATCACCACCTTACCGTTCTTGATCTTGGCGACGCAGAGCTGGCCGATGCAATCTTCCGGCACATTATCGCCCTTTCCGCTACGCCAGAAAATCAGCCAACCGTTTCGCAACGGGAATTGTGAATCGCCATCGATGCGAGCGGCAACGCAATCGCTAAAGCCGAGCGGCTGATTATCGGTCTCGCCGTTGGCAAAGCCTTTGATGTATTTAATTTCGCCGCCCGCGCCGATCCGGCCGACAATCGGCGCAACCCGAGTCTTGGGCGTGCCGCTGCCGGTGAGCAGCCATTCCAGCGAGATTTGATAAAACTCGGCATAGCGCCGCGCCGTGCTAACGGGAAAGCCGCGTGCCCCGTTTTCATGCGCCTGATAAGTCGGTTCCGGCACGGCTAACGCTCGCGCCGCGCCCGCCGCCCGATCAAAGCGGCCATCAATAGAACGAGCCATACGAAGCCGTCCCGCTTTCGCTTCATGTTCATCCGGTCCTTTCATCGTTTCCCCCTTGGCACAAATCACCGATGCAGTGTGCATAACGGTTTGATTCGATGCAAGAGGCATCGGATTTCTAAACAACCTGCATTGACAAATCCTGTGCAAAAGGCATTGAATTAGGGAAATGTCCAAACCTTTCGATATTGCCCGGTTGCGTCGCTTGCTCGGCGTCCCAGGCCAGCCGATCAGCCAAGCCCAACTGGCGAAGCGGCTCGGCGGCGTCCATCAGGCTTGTGTCTCGCGCTGGGAATCCGGCGTCACCAAGCCGCCTAAGACCGCGATTTTATTGATGGAAATGTTGCAGGACGAAGCTATTGGCTTGCGGTCGGCCCGCAAAGACAAGCGCCGGTCAAGCGCGGCCGGGCTCACCGCGTGACCCGCTGCGCCAGCTCACAGCCGCCGCAGGCGGCACACATGCGATCCAACAAATCGGCCGCGCTATGTTGCGCCGCCATATACGCCACCATTTCCGGCGTCCGCGATATCCGCATTTCTAGGACATTTTCAGGGAAAGACCGGCCAAGCGAGTCGCGCATGGGGCCGACCAAATTGTGCTGGCACCAATCCACGCCGTACAGGCGGCGGAACGATTCCATCATAGCGATCAATAACAACAGTTCAGGCGTTGCCGCAGGCAAGGGTTCGTCTGCCAAGGCTATCATCCCCCGGTCCCCCCCTTTGTCTCAAAAGTCGCAAAACCTACTTAGCACATATGTTGGTTGCATATTAGCCCAAAGTCCAATTGCGGCAAGCCAAAACCCAAGTTCCCCGAAGTCCCACTAAAGGAGAGCAGCATGGCGAGACGTGCGAAGAAGCAAACCGATGGCGAAACCAACGTGACGCCGATCCGCAGCAACGGGCTGGACCCCAAACTTACGACCGGCTTTCTCGACCGCGTGCTGAATCTGTACGGCTCACTCGATAAAGAGCGCAGCCATTACATGCTCGAATGTAAAGCGATCCGCGCCGACATGACGCTGGTCTATGACGAGGCGGCGGAAAGAGGTGTGCCGAAACGCGGCCTCAGATGCGCGGTCAAGAAACGGCTACTTGAACGCAAGATCGAAGACATCCGCGAGAATCTTGAGGGCGACGATCTCGATAGTTACGACATGGTTTTGCAAGCGCTTGGCGATTTTGGCGAGCTGCCATTGGGCCAAGCTGCGCTCGCCGCCGCGAAGCCATCGACGCCACCGCCGCCACCGGCTGCGGCCGAACTGGAACAGCCCGCGCTTGTGTGATTCCCAAATGCGGCGGAATTTATGCGGCTTCTATGTCTCGACCTCGCAACGAAAGTCGGATGGGCCTGTCACTCGCCGGGAAGCGCGCTGCCGGTTTCATATGGCGTTATAGCGCTTCCGCAAACTGATGACGGGGACATCGGGCGCTTTCTCGCGCGCTTCCGCGATTGGCTCGGCCATGCCATCGAAGATATGGGGCCGACCGAAATCATGTTTGAAAGCCCGATTCTCAGTAAGACAACGAGCATCGCGGCGTTGCGGAAACTTTATAGCCTTGCAGGCATCGCCGAATTGGTCGCGTGGGATTACGAGCTGCCAATCCGCGAGGCGACGCTATCGGCGATCCGAACGCATTTTATCGGCGTGCGCTGGGCACCGGACGAAATCAAAGGACCCACCATCCGGCGCAAATGGCTCAAGAAGAAACTGATAGCCGAATGCCGGGCGCGCGGCTTCCATGTTGCCGACGATAACGACGCCGACGCGCTGGCGCTGCTCTCTTACGGGATTTCGCTGAAGCATCACGGCTTCCGCCTTGAGGCGGCGACGGCGGGGGCTGCGGCATGAGCGGGCGCGACGTGATCGGGCGCGGACGGCCGCCGCGTGAAATGGATTCGCTCGGCGTGCCTATTGTCAAAATTTGCCCGAAGTGCGGCAGCTATGCTTACGCACGCAGCCATCCTTTCAGTGGAAAGAGCAGAATCCTTCGCGCGAATTATTGCAACCATTGCACCTGGAAAAATCCAGCGCTTCAGAAAATGGAAGCGGCGGAATGACAGAGCTTGTTCACTACGATGCAATGTGCCGCGCAATCGACCTTGCTTACAAAGTCGATGAAGTAAAGGACATTCGCGACAAAGCTTTGGCTCTGGAAGTCTATGCGCGGCAAGCGCTGAACATTGACGCCGAAACCCGCGCCGCCAGAATCAGAATCCGCGCCGAACGCAAGGCCGGTGAACTTTTGCATGAACAGGAAAAGGCGAAGGGTGGTCGGCCTGCGAAAAACCCGTCGCATCAACCGACAGGTTTTGAACCCACGAAAACCCTAACCGAACTCGGTATTTCAAGAGACCAATCTTCACAATGGCAGCGGCTCGCCGGGGTCCCAAAAGACCAATTTGAGGAAGCGTTGGAAACGGAAGACCGGCCAAGCACGATTGGTATTTTGCGCACGGCGCAAGAGCCGCCAGCGCCGAAGCCATTCATGGATAGTATGGCGCTTTGGGTATGGGGGCGCTTGCTCGATTTCGAGCGAGACAAAATCTTGACCGCCGATCCCGCCTTCCTATTAGGCGAAATGCCGCCGCCGTTGCGCGCCGACGCGCTGCGGCTCGCGCCCGCTGTGTCGGATTGGCTAAGGAGATTGGCCGATGACAAATGAAGAACATAAAGCGCGCGAAATCCTCCTATCGATCTATGAAGAACGCCGCTTCAATAAGCGCGTGAGCCCAACATGGCTTGCTACGATGGCGATGACTTCGCTCGATCCGCTGCGGGTATCGCATCCAATTGAATATGCGATGGCGCATTTGCAATTTCGGCAACTCGCACGGTCCATTTGCGCAGGGCGGTGGGAGAAAGCAGAAGGCGATGAAGAAAAGCAGATCGAATTATTTTCAGATTTGCAAACACGCTATCCGACCGCGCCCGCAAACAGAGCGGATGATGAACCGGAATATGTACTGCTCGAAGAATTAACCGAAGAAGATTTTGATTTTAACATCGCCCGGCTGCGTAGCGAGGGCATGGCAAAAATAAAGCACTCAGACACCCTTGCGGCCTACAAGAAAGTCCACCTGCCGCGCCGGGCGGAAACCCCACTTTTTGAGTTGACGTAAAATGAGAAAGGGCAAACATGAGAACGGGGCAAATCGACCTATTTGGCGAGGTTCGCAGCCAGCCGCCACCTAAGCCGCCAAAGCCTGCATACGATCCGTGGATAGCGATTTACGCGCGCGGCAAGGAAGTGCTCGGCCGATCATCGGGCGGGCAAATTACGCTGTTGCGCAAATTCTATGACGACAAGCCCAGCAAGGTCATGGCGAAGATTGAAGATGCGGCCGAACATCGCGTGCCGGTGACGTGGCTTGCGGCATGGCTTTGGTCCGTCCACGATCCCGAAGGCAAGCTATCCGGCGAGACAATACCGGGCGGGTGGGACGCTAACGAGTGAGAACCGCCGCCGACATTTTGGGCGATGCCGGAATCCGCGTCGCCAACATGAGACAAGGAAATATCAAGACCCGATGCCCACGTTGCAGCGACAAGAGAAAGCACAAGAAAGAGCGCTGTTTATCCGTACACGTCGCGGAAAAGGGCGTGCGCTGGCATTGCCATCATTGCTCGTGGTCGGGCGGGGCGTTCTATGATTCGGACGCTGGGGCAAGTGGCAGAAAATTGGTTCCAGAAGCGCGGGATTTCGAGCGAGACCGTCGCAAAGTACAACGTCTTTACCGGTAGCAAATCGGATTTCGATGACGCGGTTGTGCCCGATCCGCGCGGCAACATCATCGTCTTTCCGTACACAGACCATGGTGTTGACGTGGGGGAAAAATACCGCGTCCATCCCAAGCAATTCTGGCAGCGCGCGGGCGGCAAAAAGACCTTCTGGAATTGCGACGTGCTGGACGATCCGGCATTGCAGGACGGCCGCTCGGCGCTGGTTATAACTGAGGGTGAAGTAGACGCGCTGACGGCAATCGATTGTGGCTATCCCTTCGCTGCATCGGTGCCGGACGGCGCGCCGCCAGTGCCGGAAGACAAGCGGCCGGATGAGCTGGACCCGCTCGATCCGCACACAGAGCAATCCGGCAAATTCGAGTATATGTGGAACAACCGCGAGCGGCTGAAGAAGATTCGCCGGTTCATCATCGCGGCCGATGCCGACGCGCCGGGCCAACGGCTCGCGGCGGAATTGGTGCGGCGCTTGTCGGCGGCAAAATGCGCCTTTGTTCCGTACCCGGACGGCTGCAAAGACTTGAATGACGTGCGCCGAAAGTACAGCGCGGCGAAAGTCATGGAAGTAATCAACGGCGCGCTGCCCTATCCGGTGCGCGGACTGTACCGGCTTTCCGATTATCCCGGCACCCACGAACTGCAAACCTTTCATTGCGGCTTCGACGGCTGGAACAAAATCCTATCGCTGTTCTTCGGTGAGTTTCTTGTCGTGTCCGGCGTGCCGTCCCATGGCAAGACCGTTTGGGTTCTGAATTTGGTCGCCAACCTCGCGACGCTGCACCGATGGCCGATTGCGATTTGCTCGCCGGAAATGCCGACCGTGCCGCAATTGCGCGACCGATTGCGCCGCTTCTACATCGGGCACAAGCCGGTTTTGAGCGAGCCCGATCAGATCGCGCGCGCCGATACCTGGATTGAACGGAACTTTGTGTTCTTGGACACAGACCCGACCGGCACCGGGGAGTCCGACGAAAACTTCGATCTCGAATGGATCATAGAGCGCGCGACCGACGCCGTGCTGCGTGACGGTATCCGCGTGCTGGTTATCGACCCATGGAATGAAATCGAGCACGCTCGCGGCAAAATGGAATCGATCTCTGATTACGTGGCGCGCGGCATCCGCATGTTGAAACGGTTCGCCCGGCTCTATGGCGTCGTGGTGATCGTGGTTGCCCATCCCACGAAGGAAGTCGGCAAGGATGGCCGTCACCGGCTGGTTACCCTGTACGACATCGAAGGATCGGCCGCATGGCATAACAAAGCGGACCATGGAATCGTTGTTGAGCGGCGCGGCAATGCCACGACGGTTCACATTCAGAAAGTACGCTTCGAAGAAAGCGGCGCGACCGGAAGCCACGCCATGACGTTCGACCGCAGCGCCGGGCGGTTCATCCCAGAAGCCGGGGACGATGGCCTTGCCGCAGCTCTGAGAGGTTAAGACATGCCGCGTAACGTCGCCGTTCGCCACGAGCTGCCGACCGAAGCCGACAAGGCTAAGATGCTGGTCCGTGAAATCGCGATGGATATTGGGAAGGAAGCCGCGGCGCACCTGGAAATCATGTACCCGAACGCCGTCAAGGCGACCTCGCGCAACATGCTGCTTTCTGTGCGGAACTGCGTCCACAATGAAATCATCGCGGCGATCCAGGTCACGGACGAAGGCAAGATCGTTGCACGCCTTGACGAACGCAGAGGGGCGCGGCGCAAGATAAAAGCGGCGTGGAAGAACACCCGCAAAGACCCGCCATAATACCGCGATGCAATGTGCATTGTTTCACATGAAACAATCGGCTATCGTCCGCGCAAACCAGGGGAGAATGCCAATGAAACGCCTACTTCTTGCGACGGCTGCCGCGCTGCTTCTTAGCGTCCCGGCCCATGCGACGCTGATCCAACGCGACGTGCTTATCAAGGTCACGTCTTTCGTTGACGATCAGGGCCACGATTGCCATGCCAATTGCGGCAAGGGCGATCTCGCATGGTCTTTCGATCCGGCCGATTTGCTGCACACCTTCGATTATACGCTGAACACGCAGGGGGTTCTTGACCTCAGTGATTTTCACGGTGGGTCCGGCTTTTTAAGCGGCGCGTGCTTGCCCGATCCGTCATGCGGCGTTTTTGACAATTTTGGCGATGCGGCTGCTTTCCTACTTACGCCCCAAGGCGAGCACGCCATTGTCGGTACGTTTTTGGGTGAAGCTCGCTTCGGCTTGGACGTGATAACCAATCAATTGACGGGCGGCGCTTCCGGGGTCGATGGAATAAGTATCGACCGCTTCGGGCATGGCGAATGGGCCGGGCAAGATCAGGACGGCCAAGCTTTCCGCGCCACCTTCAGCGTGCCGGAACCGTCAACGCTCTCTGATCTCTTGGCTGGTTTCTTCTTGGTGCTCGGCTTCGGCGCTTTGACACGCCGCGCCAATGCCGCGCGTATTTAATCGACGCGCCGATAACGTGCCGCCCGATGCAGTCTATGTCGGGCGGCCGACTAAATGGGGCAACCCGTACAAGGTCGGGCCGGACGGCGACCACGCCGAAGTGGTGCGCAAGTTCCGCGATTATATCTGTACTGACGATCTCATTTTTGAGATTGGCGAATTGCGCGGCAAAGATTTGGTTTGTTGGTGCGCGCCCGCGCCATGCCACGCCAATGTCCTTTTGGAACTGGCAAACGAAGGAGACCCGCCCGATGATGCCGGTTATTGATGTTCCGAAGGATAAACACTTTCCGCTCGATAGCGTGCAATGTGACTCTTGCGGCGGCAACGGTTGCGACGTGTGCGGCGACAAAGGATGGCTGACGCCTGCGAACCATCCCATAGGACGGCGCTGTGAATATGCCGGATGCAACATGCCGCTCGCGCCCTATAGTGTCTCGGTCTATTGCAGCAATGTGTGCGCCGACGATGACAAATGAACTGCGCGCCGATCTTCCGCCGCTGCCGGATCGTATGCGCGGCTTGCCGCTCGATCATCGCGGCTTCCCGGTGCCGTGGTTTGTGGCGATCACGGACGGCGTACCGGATTTCCGCGTGCTTCGGCCGGGCGGTTTGCAGATCGCGGTGAAGAAAAATATCTGTTGGATTTGCGGCGGGCCGCTCGGGGTCTACATGGCGTTCGTCATTGGGCCGATGTGCGCCATCAACCGGATCAATAGCGAGCCGCCGTCACATCGTCAGTGTGCGGAATTTGCCGTCCGCGCGTGCCCGTTCATGCTGCACCCACGGATGAAACGCAACGAAAAGGATTTGCCGGAACTGCACCTGAAACCGGCCGGGGTTCACCTAGATCGCAATCCAGGCGTTATGTGCATGTGGATCACGAAAAGCTTCAAGCCGTTCAAAGTGCACAACGGCTATTTGCTCGATCTTGGCGAGCCGTGCTTTGTGACGTGGTGGACCGAAGGGCGAGCGGCAACGCGCGCCGAAGTGCAGGCGTCCATCGCGGGCGGCTTTCCACAATTGCAAGCGATGGCGGAACAGGAAGGGCCGGATTCCGTTGCCGGTCTCAGCCGCAAGGTCGCGGCTGTGCATCGCTTGCTACCGCAGGAGGAAAATCATGTCGCTGATTAGTTTAGTCATTGTACTGATTGTCGTCGGCGTGTTGCTCTGGCTGGTAAATAGCTACATTCCGATGGACCCGAAAATTAAGCAGATAATGAACGCGGTCGTGGTGATCGCGGTAGTTCTATGGCTTCTTAGCCTGTTCGTCGGCCCGCTGCCCGACATCCACGTTGGGCGCTAAATCGGGCGCTTAATATGCGCGATATTTGTAGAATTTGCCGTAGAGCGGATTCATTTCAGGTCTCGTAAATCCTCTCGCGCCGTCCAGCGCACGAGGCGCACGCGATGGCCGCTCGCGCGATGGTGGGCCTTCGCGACCTCGCCAAACAGCCCTTCAGCTATTTCGCGGTCTCTTGTCACGAGGTTAATCATGCCAAGGTGCGAGAGCATGGGCACGAGCCCGGCGATGGTCCCTTCGGTGCCGTCCGCCGCGATCTCGGTCCAGGTGTAAAGGTCTTTGATGTCGCTCATTTCGGCATTACCGCAGGGGGGCAAGAAATGTCGTGATCTTCCATATCCGGGGTTCCGCAACAGTTACAGGCAAGGCAGCGCGCGGCCTCACGGAACAGCGCGATATAAGCAGCGTCAGAATAAAACGTGTGTATTTGTTCGCCCGCACACCATTGCGCCGCTTCTAAAAGCCGTTCCGGTAAAGACGCCGTTGATTTGCTGCCGTCTTTCATTCGTTCCATCCTGGCGGACGTGGCCCGCCGCGAAAAATTTCATCCTCACATGGGGGGATAAGTAAGACTGTTGTTGACACCCAATGCTCAAAGACCGCTTCACGCGATTTTGGATTGTGGCCCGCGAGCCATAGCGCGACAAGCTCGGTAAGGACCGCGCCAGCCAATGCCGGATGTTTGCCGGAAAGAAGCGGCTTGATAGCGGCAACAATCTTTTGCTGTTCTTCCACCATCGCTATTGCGTCGGCCGCGTTCACAGGTTCATCGGTCATTCGACGGTTACTCTTACCGGCAGCGGTGGATGACGCGCTTCAACCTCGCCGGTTCGTTCGTACCATTCGCCGTCCGGCGTCAGCGGCGGTGCCCAGATCGTGAAACCGTCTCGTTCATTGAAGCGGACCAAAGCGGCCATGCCCTCTTGGGCTCGCGCGAAAAGATAGGCGCGCAGGTCGGGCGCGCGGTGAGCGTATGGGAAGCGCGGATCAACCCAAATTTGCAGGACCGGAACCTTGGTAAGTTCGCCCGTCGCGTTATCGCGCAACGTCACATAGTCCGGCATTATGTCGATGACGTAATGCGCGCGGTCAGGTCGCGGTAGACTTTCGGTATCTTGGCCCGATAGCCAGCGACACGTCCATATCTGACACGATGGCGGGCGGTCGGCATAGATCGCGCAGCCCTTACCGTGTCGCTGATGTGTACAGCGCGCGCTCGCGGGCTTGTGCAGCTCGCGCACTGGCAAGAGCTTGCAACAAAGGGTGCAGGTCCCGCAGGTCCGATTCGTTGTCATGTGTCCTTGCCCTTATGCGGGTAACATACCGCAAAATGAGTGCCGAGAGAATTACCAAGAGCGCAACAATTTCGAGCAGCCACACGAACGCGATGGCGTAAAGAAGCCATAAGATAGCGGTCATGGAAGCCTGATTTTGATGTCATGCAGAAGCATAGCAATGTGAAAAAGTAGGCTGATTATCACACCGATGCCGATGATGATTGTTGTTGTCGCGCTCATTCATTCCAACTCTCTTAAAAGCTTGGCCGCGAGCTTTTCGATCTCGCGGATTCGTTCCGGGCACAGCTCGGCCAGCTTCGGCCATAGCCACGGCGGAATCTCGTTCTGTCCGTTGGCCCATCGCTGAACCGTGCGCAGGTTCAGGTCTAGCGCGCTCGCGATCCCTTCCGGCCAGCCCGGCCCGTACAGGATTTCCCCAACGACTCGCAGAGTCATGTGATCGAATTTCATCGGTCGCCCCATAGGGAAAGCATTGCCAAGCCGACAAGGACTAAGGCAACCGGCCAAAATCCAGCAACCATCATCACGCCAGCGATGATTAGAAGAAGCGCAAAACAGCCGATCATCCGGTGCCGCCTTCCGCCTTGATCGCCTTCACGCGCTCGCTAAAGGGGACTCGTGGAACCTCGTGGTTTTCCTTCACAAATTCGACCAGCGCGTTCCACGTTGCAGCATCAAACGATAGACTCGCGCATTGCTGGCGAGAGGTTTTCTCATAGCGGGTTTCTATCGTAAGCTCGATTTGCACCGCCTCACCTTCATCCTCGCGGCCTTTGCGCGCCGCAAAAGTCGTAATTTTGCGCTCTTTGTAACCCGGCTCATAAGAGTCGCCGACCACGAACGACGCGTTGACGCCATGCGCCGCGTAATGGTCGAAGGTTCGCTTTGCATAGCTTTTCATGGCGCACCTTCCGCTTTGACAATCGCGCCGCGCGCCCGTTCCCAGATATCAGCCGAATCCAAGTCAGCCCGGACATGCTGCATTGATCCAGCCTCAAGGATGTCTTTGAGCGCCGCGAGCAAGTCGGGCGCGGCGGCTATTAGGCGCGCGTTGGCTATCGCTTCATTTTCGCTTTGATGTGCATTCGCGAAATCAACACGCGCGATTAAGTGGCGGTCTGCGTCTACAATATGCCGGACGCGGTACGGATCGGGCCAAAGCGGCTTAACCGCCTCCCACGGTCCCGGCGTGTGCTTCGTGCCGGTTATACCTTGCGTCTCACGTCGCGCGGCATTTATGGCAGCGCCTAACGCCGCCCGGTCTGCGTCCGTAACAGCGTGGTCAAAATGCAGCCTAAGAACGTGATCGTCCTCTATGTCGGCGCTTAGTGCTTTGAATCCGGTTATCATAATTCAGACTCCTTTGTGCGGTGGTTATTCGGCCGCTACTTGAAAAGATTGGTCGAATTGCAAGCGGCGTGCGGGTGGGCTCGCGGCCTTTTCCGCCGCCCATTGCCGCGCGATCTTCCGTTCGTGGCGCGCGGTCAGATACGCAAGGACTCGCCGCTCGCGTATCTCGCGCGTGAAGGCTTCCAACGCCATGCGCATGTTCTGGCAGGACGTGCGCATCTGTTGCGCATCTTCCGCGCCGATCTCGCGCATGTTTGTGACGGTCGGCACATCCGCCGAATAGCGCGCGCTTAAATAGCGGCCTGATAAAATGCCGAGATACCGGGCTCGCGCCGATATGACCGCCTGACTCAGATCGTCGGGATTCTTCGCGTCTGGGTATTGGCCCGTTACCATGCGGACCCCATTGGCGAACTCGACCAAAACCCAACGGTATACGCCGCCGCCAATCTTGCCGCGTTTAATTGGCGGCAAGTTAAGCGCGCGACGTTCCGTCAATGTCAGATATGCCAGCTCACTAGAGCCCTTCCGCGCGCGCGTGGCTGGCTTCTTGGTCGGCGCGGATGACGCCAGCAATTGCCGCGCGATAGCCGCCAGCAATGCGCTATTGCCCGTTAGCTCTGCGGCTTCGATCTCGGCTGCGATGTTGATTGTCATGTTCGGTTCCTTCCGTTTTGCGGCCATAGCCGCGAGTGACGTTGTTACGCTTGCTCTATGCACAATGCAACGATTAATTCGCGCGTTGCACACATTGACCGCGCGGGGTCGCGATCCGACACATACGCCGCAAAGAAGCGGCCACTTATAGGAAAACAGAAGAAGCCGAGTCTTAGCTCATCCGTTGTTGCCTCACAGATTGCAAAGCCTTGGTGAGTCCAGTTCATCGGCGGCATGACGTTCAGGAAATAGTCGAAAGTATCGACCGTGATCTCGGCACACTCTGACAGTAGCCGTTCACGGCTAAATTCCTGTTCGTGCGTCAAACCTTTCGGGTTCAGCCAATCGAAAAATTCATCGTTGTTCATTTTGCCAGCGAATAGCATTTTTGGTTCCCTTTCCATTTTGCGGCAAGTTAGCCGCGAGGTTGTTCAACGGTTCATTTACGCTTTGATTCCAAGTTCCTTTGCCCAGATCGTCCCGCCAAGCGACAGCGCGCGCTCGCGTTCAATTTTCACAGTGAGATTCACGCGTCCATCGGTGAACAATTCTTTCGCCGCCTCTATCTCGCGGTCGGCGTACCATTGCGCCTCTTTGCGAGTTGGGAAACATCGGACGATAACCTCACCCGGACATATCGGCCAAGAATCTGTAATTGTGACGCGATAGGCATATTTCATTACACCGACTCCTTTGCTGGCATGACCGGCGCGATATAGGCGCGCGTTAAGATGTGCTTGAATAAATGACGGCCGGACTCGTCATCCCCCATGAACATAAAGTTCCCGGCAAATATCGGGCTGCTTTCATCATCTGACAAAATGCCCAACGCGATGGCGCGTGCGAAGGCTGTTCTCGGTTCGGTCATTTGCCCGATTCCACGATTGGGCAAATTGCCTCGTTTCGGCAGGCGTTCCATATGGCTTGCGTTAGGTGCGAACGTGGAATCGAAGATACGCGCGAACCGTATGTGCCGAAACGTAGGACGGCCAACATGCCGGGCGGATAATCGGTCGAGAGAATCAGCTCACCTTGCGTTGCGCCATTAGACGGTTGCACAAACACGGCGGCGTCAAAGATTCCACCCAGAGCAAGCTTTGCAATTTGTGGTGTGAGCTTTTCCGATTGCTCTTTACACCACGCTTCGTAAGACCAAGCCATAACTCAGGTTCCTTCCTATTGTGCGGTAAGTTAACCGCGCGATGATGCCGATTGCATCTGATAGGACGCGCGATAGGTCCGCGTCCTATGGGTTACAATCAAGCTGTTGCATACTTTGCCGTGAACGCCGCCTTATGCGCTTCAATGTCGCTTAAACCATCGGCGCGCGCGGCAATATAGGCGCGTTGCCATACGATCCAGCGTTCCAGCTCACATGTATTTTCCAGACCAGACCTTGCCACGATATCGGCATCATCCGACTCGCGCGTCCAGGCGCATTGTGCGGCGTGTTGACGTGTGAACATGACAACGGTCTTAAGGTCAGCGTTCCCGTAGCAAGAGCCCGACCAATGGCGTTTGCCATGCTCTGTTATATCGGCAGGGAATAGGACCTTTGAATCATAGCCGTTTGGCGTTGCCACGACGATTAAGACCATGCCGAACCGAGTCTCAATAAACGCGCCCGATGGTTCGTTGAGGTAAAGATCAATCGCGCGTTCCAGGTTTACTTTCGCCTCGGTCTTAGTCGCGCCTTGCGCTTGGACATTGCCGCGACTCGCATAGTGTGTTTTTGCTTTGCGCATTGTGTAGGTCTTTCCTGTTTTGCGGCAAGATTACCGCGCGTTATTGTGCGGTAAGTCTAATTCGCGACTCTGCATGTTTTCGGCAAGTAGCGATTGTCACAAACCAATTCGCCATTGCCGCGCGTTTTCAGCATGATCGCGCTAGGCGTGTAGTATTCCGCGCTAAACCATAGCGCCTCACTGAAGCTGTTCACAAACAGCCATCCGCCGTGGTTTGCGCGATATATCGCAGCGTCCAATAGCGTCTCGAACTCTGCCGATTTCATACCGATCTCCCATGCAATGCGCGGAACTTCGCGCGGATATTGGATTCATATGCCAAGCGCGCGGACCATGCTTTTTCATCGTCCGATCTTGACGCCTGCCATGCCGCAAGATCGGCGCGGAACTTTGCGATTGACGCTTTGAGGCGCGCGCGGAAACGAACGATATTCCGAATCCGCTTTGCTTTGAGAGCGACAGAGCTTGCCGTGGGCGGGCGCGCGACTATGGCGGGCTCTGGACTAGGCGCGACGGGCGCTTCAGCCTTGGGCGCTTGCCATTGCGGCGTTGGTCCAGGTTGCGCAAAGGCGCGACGGTCGGGCGGCAATTGCCCGTTGCCATTGCCACCGGTTGCGAGCTTGGGCGCGTCGAAAGTAAGCATAGGTCAGTTCTTTCCGTTGTGCGGCATCATCGCCGCTAAATTCCCGCATGATAGCAGGTGAAAGGACTCGGTTCCGGCCGAGTCCTTCCCGCCGCTATCGCTTAGGCCGCAACCGCCATTTTCGGCATCAAGAGCTGAACCGCGCGCGCTTTCATCGCAGCGCCCGATCCAAAATTCGAAGAAAGAAAGCGCGACTCGTTTTCATCCGCGCCTTTGCAATTCTTATCGTGATCAACATACCTCGTTACCGCATTGAGCGCGGTCCATTGCGTACAAGCTTCGGTTCCCTCGCGTAGCGTTGTCTCATAGGCATTTGCCAGAGCTTCAAACGCATTGCGTTTCTTGCCGCTGATATCTTCCGACGTTGCATCGAACGGAATATCAAGCAAAGCCTTGAAAAATGCGACCGTATCGCGCTCGCTCATATGGACCAACGCCATTGCGTCACCCATTGCCTTAAACGCTTCGAAGCCTTGCGCAATCGCGCTCAATTCCGCCGCGACCTTCTTTGAATCGAATTTTGTATTATGCCGTGTGCGAACAACCGCGCGTTTATCGCTCAAGCTCGCGTCCAAAGTATTCTGGCATACGACGCGCGTCATTGTCGCTTGATTGATCGTAGCGCCCGAACAATCAAACGAGGTGGACATAAGCAAGCGCGCCTTATGCACATCGCCTGCAACGCTGATATCGCCATTAAACCCGGCCGTTGCCCAGATAGTCGCGCCGCCCTTCAAAGAGCCCGCAACATCAATATAAAATCTATCGTCAACGCTGATATACCGGTCAAAATGTGTCAAAACGTCAATCGGTTGCACAGCTTGCCAAACATGCGAAGCATAGCCCAAAGGCGCGCCAGTATCTGACCGCGCAATATCGAACCTATCTTCAACAATCGCATGACGCTGTGCATCCGTTAAATGCGCCCATTGCGGACCATTTAGCGCCAATCGCGCCGGGCTCTTAATCGCGTGCCAATTGAGACCGGCCGCGATTGCCCAATCTTCAACCGACATACCCTCGGCCATCTCAGTTCCAAGCTTATGCCAAATGTCCTTGCGCGAGCCCAAGAAAGCGATGTTTTCGCGCCCGTTCGACATGTCGATCATATGTGCCATTGGTCCAGTTCCTTCCGTTGAGCGGCAATATCGCCGCGACAAGCAACCTTAGACCACGGATCATTTAGCGCGTCAATGCAGAAAGCATACGCCGTCGGCAATATAAGAGCCAAAACGCGCTACAGTATGTAATCGCGCTAACTCAGAGCTGATTAACCGATTGTTCGGAAAACGCGGACCATTCGCCGATCATTGTTCGGTTTAGGCTCATAATCAGCGTTCCGCTTGCGTTCTATTTTGCCTCAAGATGTAACGGCGCTCCCATTGCGAGGGAGTCGCTATTGCTTGTAACCTATTGATATTGTTGTGTTTGCAGCCATGTTGCGCCGTTCAAAGCGCCGTTCAGGCACCGAAAGGACCAATTCGTGACGCCGAGTCACGTTCCGAACGGTGTACGGCGTGGGTTGGGCGGACCGGTGCCGGGCCTGCGCTCGTTCATGGGTCCCGTTCAGTCTTAGAATTTTCTGGAACGGCTGTTCGTGTGTTAAGCGCTTGTATTTGCTGCACAATTCGGAAAGTGTCAGGTATGCTGTACGGATAATGCGTCATCTTATACGGCGATGGAACTCGAAAAAAGCTGATGCGAGCCTATCGCGAAGCATCCGCGCGCCGTAGCGCGGAAGCAGGGGTCCTATTCTGTGATGACGGCGTGTTTGGGCGAATTCGCTGGTTTGTCAAGCAGCGGTGCGATCTGTCAAGCAACTCAGGCGGCGGGCGTTAGCGTTCTATTGCCGCGCGCGAGAGATTTGCGCGGTGGATAGAGTCCGATTCCCCCCCCCATTTTGAAGCCGGATTTTCTGTCGAAAATGATCGGCGGTTTGGTGCTGGCGCTGATTGATGCTTTGTGGGCATCGCGAGGCGGTGCTGGC